CGGTCAGCGGCAACCAATACCGGATATCGGTCAGCGGCAACCAATACCGGATATCGGTCAGCGGCAACCAATACCGGATATCAGTCAGCGGCAACCAATACCGGATATCAGTCAGCGGCAACCAATACCGGAGATTGTTCAGCTGCAACCAATACCGGAGATCAGTCAGCGGCAACCAATACCGGAGATTGTTCAGCTGCAACCAATACCGGAAATCAGTCAGCGGCAACCAATACCGGATATCGGTCAGCGGCAACCAATACCGGATATCGGTCAGCGGCAACCAATACCGGATATCAGTCAGCGGCAACCAATACCGGATATCAGTCAGCGGCAACCAATACCGGAAATTGTTCAGCGGCAATTGTAGAAGGAAAAGAAAGTATTGCATTAGCTACAGGAATCAATTCAAAAGCTAAAGGAAAAATTGGATGTTTTATTGTTTTAGCAGAGTGGAAAGATATCAATCGTGAATGTCATATTGTAGATGTTAAATCAGCAAAAGTAGATGGGGAAAATATCAAGGAAGATACTTTCTATACGCTGAAAGATGGAACATTTGTAGAAGCAGATTAAGTTGCCCTGGAAGGTGCGGACACACCAACCAGGACGGTATCTAACTAAGAACGAGTTAGTTAAATACAGGATTATTATATCACAACCTCCTGTATTTGACAAACAAAAATATAACAGGAGGACTTTTTATGCAAAAAAATGGCGAAAATCAGCCACTTTCCAGTGAAATTATTGCTGATCTGGAAGAAAAGCTGATGGCAAGAAATGTAATTATCGCTATTCTGGCAGCTGCACTTGCAGTAACCACATCCAGAAGAAAGTGAGGACAAAATGAAAGAGGTGGTAAAGACAATAGGAGAAATATTTGTAGGAATAGGGATGTTTACAGTAATCTTCTCAATCACATGGATGTTTACATCATTTGATGCTATCGGGGTGTTCTTTGTATCAACAGTCTTATTCTCAATGGTGTTTCTTCCTATTATATTAGAAATGGAGGAAAAGTAAATGCAAAGATTAAATAAAGTAAGATTATCCGGCAGAGCCGGGGAAATAGTGTTCAGCCACGAGCATTACGAAAGATACTATTACAAATTCATGCTGACAGTTATTCGTAAAAGCGGTGCAGTAGATATGTTTCCAATCGTTATAGAAGATTCCATTGTACGTGACAATGATTATAACGGAAAAGAAGTTGTGGTAACAGGAGCAATCAGAAGCATGGACACTTCTAAAAATCCAAATAAGCACCACAATGTTAATTATATCGCAGCTGATGAAGTGGAAATCCTGGATGAACAGGATCCAGAGGGTGATATAAACGAAGTAGAGTTTGTTGCCAGAAGTTGCACAAAAGAACCATATGCAAAGCTTACATCAGTAACACACAGGAAAGTTTCAAATCTGTTTGTAGCAATTCCAAGAGAGTATTCGGAAAGAGCAGACTTTATTCGCTGTACTTTATGGGGAAAAGGTGCTGATCTGGCGGTAGACGTTAAAAGGAATGATTACATTAAAGTAACTGGCAGGTTAATGAGCCGTGATGTTTATGTTAATGGGGAAGAAACGGAAAGTGTATATGAGATTTCCGTAAAAGAAATGGAGAAATTGGAGGATGAAGAATAATAAGAATGAAGTTCAGATATATGGCGTAATAATGGATATTCAGCCAGGAATGTTTTTCAAGGACGGAGAAAAATTCGTAAGATTCTATATTGGTGCAAAGCGTACCAGCGGGAACGTAGATTTACTTCCGGTAATTGTTGAAGAAAAGCAGACGGAAGGCTTAAAGATTGGAAAACACGTCTATGTTAAAGGAAGATACAGTTCTTCAAACAAACATGAAAGTGGAAAGTCACATTTGATTCTTGAAATCAAAGCGGAAACAATCTGGTGTGGAGATGGTGATGGGAGTGCAGAAGGTGAAAACAAAATCATTCTGGAAGGTTATCTTTGCAAGCCTCCTATTTACCGCAAAACACCAATAGGAAAAGAAATCTGTGATTTGATGATTGCTTGCAATGAATATGACTTGCGAAGAACAGATTATATCCCATGTATAGCATGGTGGAAAGAAGCCAGAGAAGCTGCTGATTTCAAGGTTGGAGATTTCGTAAAAATAATCGGAAGAATCCAGAGCCGAATTTATCGGAAAAAATTATCTGGTGATGAAATAGAGCTTAGAACTGCATACGAGGTATCAATAGGGAGGATAATCGAGCACGAAGGTGGAAGTAAAAAAGATTTCGTTGGAGAATTACAAGAAGTTTCCGAGTAAGTCTGTAGATTTGTTTCCAAGAACAGAGATTTCTGGCAGAAACAGAGAAGGGAAATCCACATTGCAGGACGCATATTTGGACGTTCTGACAGGTAAGATGGCGAATGGTACAGAACCTACTTCTATTCGCAGAAAAGAAAATGGCGTGGAAGTGCAAAAGGTTGATGTTGTTAGAGAACTTACACTTGTGATTGATGGAAAAGAAAAAGTGATCCGCAAAATCACAAAGCAGAAGTGGAGAAAACCGAGGGGACAATCCGAAGAGGTATTCGATGGAAATGAAACTTCTTATGAAATTGACGGATTCCCGGCTAAATCAAAGGATTATACCGAGTTCATCCAGTCAATAGCAGAGCCTTCAACGCTTCTGATGTGCAGCAATCCAAAACCATTTCTGGACACATTGCAGAAGTCAACCGCAGAATCCAGGAAGGTTTTGGAAAAAATGTCTGGTTTTGATATTGCGCAGTTTATGGAAGAAAATCCACAGTATGCACATGTAGAAGAAATTACAAAGGGGCATTCCGTAGAGGATACATTAAAAAAACTGCGAAAAGAACTGAACGTGCAGAAGAAAAAGGTTGATGCAAAATATACAGAGATTGCTTACGAAACCAATCGGACTGTTGAAGCAGAAGATACTTCTTCCCTGGAATCCAAAAAACAGGAGCTTAATGCGGACCTTTCCAAACTGGAAGAACAGGAACAGATTCTTGAAGATTCAGCAAAGGGCTATGACAGTATTTCGTATGAAATCTGTGGTTTGAAATCTTCCAGGGATGGTCTGGTTAGCAAAGCGAATGAATGGTTAAGAGCCAGACAAAAATTCATTTCTGATACAGTTTCCGAACTTAGGTTAAAAAAATCAGAAAAGGAATCAAGCATTCGTATTATTGGAATGGAACTGGATAACCACATAAGGGAAGCACAACAAGCAAAAGCTGACTTGGATAGAGCCAGACAGGACTATCCAAGAATCAAAGAAATGGAGTGGGATGATTCTGAACTGAAAGCTATTGAATCCGAAGCATTCAGCGATTCTGATACCGTTTGCCCGACTTGTGGACAGCAACTGCCAGAAGAACAAGTTTCCAAACTTAAATATTCATTTGAAGAAAAAAAGAAAGCCAGAATTGAAACTGAATTAACCAAAAAGAAAAATTGGGAATCAGCAAAGCAGAACCAGTTAAAAGGAACTTGTGATCTTGGAAATTCTGCTTCTGCAAAATTAAAGAAAACTAACGAGGAAATCAGCAAATTACAGTCAGAAATCGGCGTAGCACAGGATGAAGTTGCTGAACTTACTAAACAGATTGAAGAAGAACAGTCCAAATTTACGGAGCTTCCAGAATCTGTAGACATGACAAATGATGAAGAATATCTTGCGGTTACAGCGAGAATTGCAGAACTTGAAGAGAAACTGAAATCATTTGATGATGTTCCTGGAAAGAAACAGGAATTAAGAATGCAGATCAGCAATGTTATGAAACAGATTTCCAATGTGGATGCAGACATTAAGATTGCACAGGCAGCAGTCGCAGAGAAAGAAAAGCGAGTAGCCGAACTGAATGAGGAATTAAAAGACCTTGGACAGGTACAAGCCGATATTGAAAAGAACATTGACACCGTTCTTAACTTCTCAATTCAGAAAAACAAGGCTCTGGCAGAGAAAATCAATCCATTTTTCCACCATTTCCAGTTCAGTTTCCTTGATTATACAATTGATGGGAACCCAGTGGAGACTTGCAAGATGATCTGTAATGGAATCGACTACAACAGCGGATTGAATCATTCCGACAAAATTCTTTGCGAGGTTGATTTACTGAATGGATTACAGGAAATGAACGGTCTGAATCTTCCGCTCTGGATTGATAATTCGGAGAGCATTGACAAAAAAAGAATCCCTGTATTAGACAGACAGATGATTGTTCTGAGAGTGACGGATGGGAATTTGGAAGTAAAAAGGTGTGATTAAATGTCAAACGCTATACGTTTTGATAGCAAAGGAAACCGTCTCCAAGTTGGAGAAAGCCAAAATTCCAAAGATGGAAGGTATTGCTATAAATATACAGATAAAGTATCAAGAAAAAGAAGAACGATTTACGCTTTAAGTTTGGAAGAACTGAGATACAAAGAAAATTTGATTCGAAGCCAGCTTTTGAGCGAAATTAATTCTAAAAAAAGTGAAACACCACCATATATTCTCGAATTGATTTATAGCATGAATAAAGAATTCAAAAAGATGCAAGATGAAATCTTCGATTTAAAAGAAAAAACGAGGGATGATATGAGTAGGATTTTCGCACAAGTATATGAAGAAAAAGATTATTCGAAATTTAAAAGATTAGAGAATAATCGCGATGTGACAGAAAGTAGGAAAGAAAAGCTAAAAGCATCAATAGCAAGCGGAGAAATTCTGAACCCAATTATTGTAAATGAAAAAATGGAAATAATTGATGGACAAGGGAGGTATGAAGCAAAAAAAGAACTTGGATTACCAATACAATATGTTATATCCAAAGGAGCTGGTATTAAAGAGTGCCAGAAAATGAATAAATACAATACAAAATGGTCGTATGTTGATTATATACAAAGTTATGCGGCGTTAGGAAATGAAAATTATATTAATTTTCAAAACGCTTGTGAAAAATTAAAATGCCCACCTACCAAAACAGCTACATTTGCAAATTTACTTAATGGTGGAAATTTGACTGATAAAATTCAAGATGGAACGCTCCAGTTCGATGAGTCCCTGTATAAATACACTATAAGAAATTTTAATTATTTTTCAGACATACTGGAAGCATTAATGCATCAAGGGCGAGTAAATCAATCTTTTGTTCTTGCATCCATTATATTGTTCGACCATCCGAAATACGATCACAAAAAGATGATTGAACAATGCAAAAGATATCGAACAAGCTTTGTACAAATGGCAAGGCGAGAAGACCAGGTAAAAGAGTTACAGCGAATATATAATATGCGAGCTAAAAATAAAATCTATTTTGAAGATTATTTTAGAGTAAATAATCGAAGAGGAAATAGTGAAAAAACGCAGGAATTTAATTGGGAAAAAGAGAATGACGTATCAACTTTAAAACGTGCTTGAGAAGTTCAAGTAAATATATAAAGAAGGAGAATGCGAAAATGGCAATTCAAAGAAACCCATGTAGATACTGCGCCAGTTCTTATTATGATAAACGAACTAAGCATAGGATTCCGGCATTGAAACCAGAATGCAGTAGTTGTGAATGGAGAAAAGAACATAAACAGTATTTGCAGTCTAAAAGACAATTTATTCCAGGTGAACCGATTACCGACTTGAATACATTATCTGAGCAAGAATGGGTATTATGGTATGGTCACACCAAACACATTGAAGTTATAAAAAGCATGACTTTAAGAACAGTATTAATGTTACTTAAAAAAGGAGAATTTTGCAAAGCAATAAAGAGAGAAAAGGAGAATTAATATGGCAGGAAAAACACAGTTAGCAACAGCAGGAGAACAACAGGCGGCAATTGTAATCAACAATTCATTCATTGATGGGCTGACAAAACAGTTAGAGGAAAAAACTAAATATGGACTTTCTTTTCCGAAAGACTACAATCTCAGCAATGCACTGATGGGAGCATATTTAACTCTGAAAGAGACAAAAGACAAAAATAATAAGCCAATTCTGGAAGCTTGTAGCCAGATCAGCATTGCAAACAGCCTTATGAACATGGCAACACTTGGTCTTTCGGTGCAGAAAAAGCAAGGATATTTTATTTCTTACGGAAATCAGTGTCAGTTCCAGAGGTCTTACTTTGGAAACATTACAATAGCCAGAAGATACGGTATGAAAGATATTCATGCGGAAGTCATTTATGATGGTGATGAATTCAAATACCATATTGAAGATGGAAACAAGGTGCTTGATTCCCACGAACAGGATTTTATGAATATTGATAATGATAATATTCTTGGGGCATATGCAGTAGTGCTGATGGAAGATGGTTCAAAACACCTGGAAGTTATGAATATGAAGCAGATCAAACAATCTTGGTTACAGGGCTATGGGTACAAAGAAAACGGCAATGGAACACACCAGAAGTTTACCGATCAAATGGCAAAGAAGACAGTTATTAATCGTGCATTAAAGCAGATCATCAATAGCCACGGTGATGCTTTTGTACAGGAAGCTGACGAAAACACAGAGAATATTCCAAAACAGGATATTATTGAACAAGACGTTGCTTATGAAATTAGTGAGAATGCAAACACAGAAGAATTCATTCCACAGCCAGAAGCAATCGGAGAAAAGCCAAAGCAGCCAACCGTAGCCGAAACCGTAAAAACAACAGAAAAAGAACCAGTCCCGGCAGCAGAGCCAGTGGAAACAGAAATTCCGTCATTTATGATCCAGGAGGAAATGTAGGATGGAAACTTCCACAATTGTGCTTATTATTTTGCTTTCAATAGCACTTTTGGGATGGATAGTAACTTTTATTCGAAAAAATGAATACAATCGAACCAATTTAATTATTCTTTTAAATGTTATTACATATGTGGTACTCATTATAATCCGACTTACAATGTAAAAGGAGAGCCAAAATGAAGCATAAATGTATTAAGACAGCAGTATTAATCACAGGGATTACAGCAATTACAATGTTTAGTGGTTGTTCTTCCTGTAGCAGATCATTAAAATCACTGTCCAGTGATATTGACGGTGGTTTGAACCGTACCGTAACTGTTTACGATTACAACGGCGGTAAAATCAAGTCCTGGTCTGGAAAATTTGATGTTTCCGAATCTGAAAATGAAGTTTACTTCGATGATTCGGACGGAAAGAGAGTTATCATCCATGGCGGTATTGTCGTAAATGAGGAAAACTGACGCGAGTAGCAGCAATCCAATAGAAAGCGAGGTGATTCAAATTGTTCGTGCGAGTAGTAAACACAGGGAGCCAACACGGAAACTGCTATGTTTTGAAATCGAACAGCGGAGAAATGCTTCTTCTGGACTGCGGATGCAGATACAAAGACATTCTGAAAGCTATTGATTACAGAACAAGTGATGTTTCTGGCGTATTGCTTAGTCATGAGCATGGAGATCACATCAAATCATTTCGGGAACTGATGAACGCCGGCATTCAGATTTACACCAATGATGAAACCGTGGAACATCTGCAAATCATCACTGGCGAATTAATGAAAGGCGTTCCAGAAAAAAGACCGTTTCGGGTTGGCTCGTTTACAGTAATACCGTTCTATTTGCCACATACTACAAGGGACAAGGATACAGGGCAACTTATTCCGTGTTCCAATTATGGTTATATCGTGGAGCATGAAGAAATGGGAAAGCTGCTGTATATGACAGATTTTGAGTTTTGCCGATACAATTTCAAGGCAATGCGATTGAACCATTTAGTTATTGAATGCAACTATTGTGGAGAATTGGTTGACAAAACAGCTGAAAATTACACGCACAGGCTTAAAGGGCATTGTTCCTTAGATACTTGCAAAAGCTTGGTAAATACAAACCATACGGCAGCATTACGGACGGTAACATTGGTGCATTTGAGTAATGAATCAGCTGACCCGGAACAGATTTTGAAGGAGATAAAAGAAGAGGTGGTTTGGGAGGATGCGCTGGTGCAGATTGCAGCACCTGGACTTGAAGTTAATTTGGACTTATGTCCGTTTTGAAAGGAGAAATAGATGGTATCAATTGACTTAAAAGATTGGAAAGAAGTAACAAAAGGAATTTATGTAAATCCAATTTCTGCAAACGCAGCTTATGAAATCCATATTAAATACTGGGATATGAAAACAGATATTCTTTCCGCAAATGCAGAACTTTATATTGTAGGAGATTGGCACAAAAAAGATGGAAGAAACATCAGAGAAAGGGAAATACTGCTTGATTCTGCATCTGTTATGGCTTGCCTTGGAAAAGCGATTGAAGATGATAAGGAAAACAATTCGACTGAATGATTGAAAGGAGAAATTTGATGAAACTGTATTTTTACATTCTGGACACGGACAGAAAAACAGATAAATGGAATATTTGTCTTGAAGAATGTGAAGTAATAGAAAAACCGAAGACATACAAACCAGTAACTAAATTCCCTGACGGAATCTACTGTTCGTATATAAAAAAAGAATCAATAGGCAATTTCATTAGCGAATACAGCAAAGTGGTTGTACTAGATGCACCTGATTATCAAAAAGCAAAAGAAGTATTTTTAAAAAAATACGATAATGAATTAAACACGCTAAGAGAAAGAATTAATTTCTATGAGGAACTTAAATCAGCGGTTGAAGCAGGAGAGGAGAACTGTAAATGAGCGTATTCAGCGTACCAGTAACGATTGGTATTAATGAGGAAGAAATTGCCAAGGAAATCCGTAAAAATGTTGAGGACAGGGTAGTTGAAAAAATTACCAAAGAAATAAAAGGAGTTATTTATAAAAAAGAGTTATATGGTAGTAGAGAAACCAATGAGCCGTTGTGTAGGATGATACATTCTCATATTTCTGAGATACTAGAAAAAAATGAAAGCGTGATCGTACAGGAAGCGGCAAAAGCCTTAGCAGATAAGATGATTAAAACCAAGGCTGTGAAAGAAGCAATAAAAGAAACTATTGAGAAAGTAAAGGAGGATTAATCAATGAAAATCTTCTTAAAAACACTTGACAAACTGAAAAAGCCAGAACTTTCCGAACAGGAATGTAAGTACGATAAAGGATGGAATGATGCAATCAAAAAAGTTGAAGAACTGATTTGTTCCTACAGTCCTGCGGATATGTGGATTCCAACAGAAGTGAAGTTACCGCCAGAACCAGATGTGAGAGAAAGCCCAGAAGATAGGATAAAATACAACGTTACCATAAAAGATGCCGAGTTACCAACAAACCTTACATATTTAGGCGGCGGAAGATGGGGCATGGTAAAAAAACACGGAATTGCATATTACCCAGTTATTGCATGGCAGCCAATGCCACCAGCCTACAAACCAGGGAGGTAACACCATTGGAAATTACAATCGGGATTTGTGCAGAGGAAATCAAAGAAATCATTGTTGAGCACATCAAAACAAAAGGATTCAACGTAACGGAAGATGATATTTCCTTTGTTATAGGGAAAGAAGAAATTGTAACAGGGAATACAAAGAAAATCAAACACGCACTTATTAGATGCGACATTCAGATTGAGAGGTGATAAATTGTGAATATTGTTATTCTTTCTGGAAGATTAACTGCTGATCCAGATATCAGAATGGGAACAAATGATACCAAAATTGCAAGATATATTTTGGCTGTCGAGAGAAGAGTGAAAAAGAATACAGAAAGAAAATCTGACTTTATTACTTGTGTATGCCTTGGAAAAAATGCAGAATTCGCAGAAAAATATCTTAAAAAAGGCACGAAAGTAAATGTACGTGGAGAATGGCAGACTGGAAGCTATACGAACAAAAATGGCGAAAAAGTTTACTCAAATGATTGTCTTGTTGCAGAACATGAATTTGCAGAAAGAAAGAGCCAGTCACCGCAAGCACAGGAAACAGACACACGACCAGTACCGCCGCCAGAACCCAGTTTCATGGATGTGCCGGATTTAGGCGGTATGGAAGATGAATTTCCGTTTAGTTAGGAGAAAAAAATGAAATTTATAGATTTTTTCGCAGGAATCGGAGGATTCCGAAAAGGAATGGAATTGGCGGGGCATAAGTGCATTGGCTTTTGCGAATTTGATAAATTTGCTACTGCGAGTTATATCTCAATGCATTTGCTGACAGACGAGCAGCGAAAAGCATTAGAAGATATTCCTATCAAGCAGAGACAGAAAGAAATATTAAAGGAGGAATATAGAAATGGAGAATGGTATGCAAATGACATTCGAAGAGTGTATGCCGGAGACATTCCGAGAGCAGATTGTTGGTGCTTCGGATTCCCTTGCCAAGACATCTCGGTCGCAGGAAAACAAGTCGGATTTCAAGGAAACCGTTCAAGCCTGTTTTTCAGAGTTATGTACCTTGTCGGACAGCTCGAAGAAGAAAATAAACCCACTTACCTTTTCATTGAGAACGTTAAGAATTTGCTTAGTGTTAATGGAGGATGGGATTTCGCCAGACTGCTCATTGAAATGGAGCGGGAGGGGTATGATGCAGAATGGCAAGTGCTCAACTCCAAAGATTACGAAGTGCCACAAAACCGGGAACGGTGTTTCATTATCGGACATCTTAGAGGGAGAAGTACCTCAAAAATATTTCCTATCGAAGGAACAGACGGAGAAAATAGTGTTCAAATAATTGCACATAAAGACGGATATAGAAGAAATACACAAGTATTTTCACCTGACGGAATAACTGAAACTCTTGATACGGGTCAAGGCGGTGGGCGAGGACATCACGTAGCTTTGCAGTGTTTCATAGATTTGAGCTATCAAGAATCGAAGTCAACAGACATAGCAAGATGCTTGAAAGCCAGATACGATAACGGAGTTTCCAACTTAAGGGCCGACAAGAGTAGTGTTGCTGTAAAAATCATGAACAAGGATTACAGGTATAAACACGAGGCAATTCATGACACAAGTGGATGTGGAAGTACATTAATGGCAAGAGATTATAAGGACGCACAAAGAGTTGCAATTCCAGTATTGACACCAGATCGCGCTGAAAAACGTCAGAATGGAAGAAGATTCAAAGATGATGGTGAGCCGATGTTTACACTTACAAGTCAAGACAGACATGGCGTAGCCGTTGAACCAATCGGGATACCGAGAAATGTTCGCACGGAATACGGAAAAGAAATTCGTAAAGATTACGAAGATGGGAAAATAGATATTTCCAGACATGAATTTCTTGCTAATGAAATCAGAGAAGATGGAATTGCAAATACATTGTCTACTGTCCATAAATGTAATCAGCTTGCGGTAAAAGTAGCAGAAGCAACTAAACAGGGATATTCGGAGTGCAGAGTCGGTATTGATACAGTGAATTTATCAGTCCCAGGAAGTAAAACCAGACGTGGAAGAGTCAGAAAAGAAGTTGCCAATACGCTAGATGCAAGCTGTAATCAAGGGATATTTGTTCAAGTGTCGGAAAAATTGGTTGTATATGCAGTTTGGTATGAGAAATATCAGTGCTACATAGCAATCAGAAAATTGACACCGAAAGAATGCTTTAGACTACAAGGGTGGTCTGATGATTATTTTGAAAAAGCACAGTTCGTAAATTCTGATAGCCAGTTATACAAGCAGGCAGGAAACGGTGTTACTGTTTCGGTAATCAAGGCAATTGCAGAGAAATTAAAAATTCCTTGTGAATCAGATTGAAAAGGGGTGATGCCGGGTGGATTATAGTAGAGTTTTCGCTATGAAGCGAGAACGAGAGAATCGAATAAAAAGGATATGTCCAAGCATTCCATATTCTAGTGGTATATACGTATTTTACCGAACTGACGAAGCCGGAATAAATCGAGCGTATTGTGGACAGGCAGTCAACCTTTGCGAGAGATGTGCGAGCCATTTAGGGGAATACGATCACATAGCATTAAGCCTTAAAAAGCATAAGTTTTACAGTGAAAGTAATCCTACTGGTTGGAAACTTTCATATAGAACATGTAGAAAGGATGAACTTGACCAGAAAGAAATTGAAACAATCAAGGCTTTTGCAGATAAAGGCTTCCAGATGTACAACGTTACAGCTGGTGGCCAGTCAGCTGGAAAGCAAGTAACAGGGCAATATAAACTGCCCAAGACATACAGACAGGGAATCCAACAAGGGAAAATAACCCTTGCAAGGGAACTAAAACACATCATTGATACTCACTTAAACGTATCAATCAGACCAGAAAAAGCAAATAACAAAGTATCTATTAAGGCGTTGGAAAAATTCAACGAATTACTCAATGAAGAAAATTATCACTGATTCTAACACACCAGTAGTTCTACTGGCTAAATTCCAAAGATAAAAAATAAAAAAATGAATAGAGGTGAGTTTTGTGTCAGAAAACACAAACGAATGCGTAATTGAGTGGATTCCAGGAAGAGATTATGTAGGGCTTAGTGCTAAGAATGGGAGTACCTGGAAAAACAGATGCGAGGAATTAGAAAAGGAATTTCCAGATGATGTGAAAATTCTTGCCAGAAATAATGATGGATCTATTTTCGCTCACTTACCATATTCCTACATTAAAATCAACCCACCGAGAAAATATTCCGATGAAGAGAAAAAGAAAGCTGCGGAAAGATTAAATAAAATGCGTGCAGAAAAAAGTAATACTGCGGAAGAAGAGCCGTTTTGCGTATGAATTACCGCCAGAGGAAATATAATGAGGGGCAATCTTCCAGAAATGATATTTACAGATTTCTTGTCAAGTATTTTGAGAAACACGGATATATGCCTTCTTATGAAGAAATTATGGATGGAACAGACCTTACAAAGTGTACCGTCCAGAGACATATGCGGCAATTGGAGATGGATTCTCTGATTGCCACAGAACATCCGGGAGTATCAAGAGCATACCGTTTGACGGAATACAGATACGAAAGGAAAAAATATGGGAAGCAAATTAAAGATGAAAGCACCAAAGAAAAATAGGGTGTTGGAATGCGATAATCAAATGTCACAGGCTTTCGCCAGAGCCATGCAGAATTCACGTAAAGAGTTGGAAATCATGCAAGATCAAGCTTACAACGATGGATTCAGCACTGGTGATGACTGGGCGAATACAATCAATTCCGTAACTATGATGTTGGCATTAAGAAAGCTGCATGGCTTTTCCACTAAAAGACTTTTGGACGTAATTAATTGTGCAAATGAGTTTGTAGGGCAAGCAAACCGTGGAGAAAGAAGTTTTATGAGCATGGTTGAAGAGTTGGAATCTGAAACAGATGTACGGATTCCAGATTTGAATAAAGAATTGGTTAGAAGGTTCGGAGTGTAAGTGAGGATGGAAATAGATTATAAACACTGTAGATGTGGATGCGGTGGAATTATAGGGCAATACAGTAAAACGAAAGGATTCACCTGTGAAAGATGCAATAAAGAGTACCAATTATCAGAGCTAAATTTTGATTGGATTGCATCAAACGAAAAGACCGGATGGTTGTTTCCGATGTTGAAAAAGGAGGGTAAATAATGAGTGAAATTAAATTCAACGACGGAATGCCAGTAAGAGAAAGGCGTTCCAGCACAAGCATTTATCCAGAAGAATTGATGGATAAAAAATGCGGTGGCTGCATGAGATGTCAGTCAAGAAAAAGGAAGGGCGAAACAGGCTATCATTGCACGACACAGCCGTACACCAAAGACATTTCACCAGAAGACAAAGCCTGTGTCATTTACTGGGACAAAGAAGAGGAAGAGAAGTACAAGGCTTTAATAGAGCAAGACGGAGAAAACCGCAGAAAAGAACTCTGGAATATCTATTCAAAGCGAGAGCCGATAAAACTCCCAATCATAAATGATGGTTACGGAATAATTCCAGAATGTCCTATTTGTGGAGAGATGCCGTACAGCACTAAGCAGTGCCACTGGTGCGGTCAGAGGTTTATTCAAGATAAAGAAGTAGAAGAATACGAAAAGCCGCTGACAAAAGAGGTAACGTGTTTTTCATGCGGTAGAAAGGTAATGGCAAATGTAAGTAAGTATAACGGACACATTAGTTATCATTGCCAGTGCGGAACAAATTTTATCGAATAAGGAGGACACAAAATGAAATTCAAAAGTAACGCTAAGTATAACGAAGAGCCAAAAACCGGGAGTGTTTTCACTTTGAAATACAATTCTTTAGGAATCGTTATCCACAAATACGTTGGTTGCGGAGATGCACTGTTTCTCAACTGTAGTGCATTGGATATTTTCAATTGCAATCTCGGAACAGAGGATTTTAACGAAGCTGTCAGCAAAGCGAAAGAAGTTGTCATGCGTAAAGTTAAGAAAATCAGAGAAGATGCTTACAGATTCTATTCAGATAGTAACATTGAACTTGATAGATATTAGGAGGACGCAAAATGTTAATCAGAAGTCAGGATAAAACAGCACTGGTAAAGTTTGAAAACATTGTAGTTAATCTAAAACTCCCAGATTCATTGAATGTTATATGTTGGAGTTTGCAGGATGCACAGAGAAGTGGAGGATATTTTATTTTAGGAAAATATTCCACCAAAGAAAAAGCCATGAAAGTACTGGATATGATTCAGGATGCATACATGGAATACAAATCTGGCGAAATTGTTGGCAACGAGCTGGCGGGATCAGCATATACAGGAAGCTATGATACAAAAGAAAGCGTGGCGCATGGAATTGCTGTATTAAAAGGCTATGGAAATGAGATAAGAAAATCAATTCTGTTTCAGATGCCAAAAGATTCGGAGGTGGAAGCATGAAGTATAAATGCGTGAAAGCGTTCACGTTAGATACATACGATGGTGATGGATTTTACGTTGACGGATACATGGAAATTGAGGTTGGCGAAGTTTACGAAGTAGGAAATGAAAAAATTATTGATGGAGAAATCCATCTTGACGGAGTAAATGTTAACAGATGGATTGAGATATCACAAGAAAAACTAAATGAGCATTTTGAAGAGGTGGTTGTATGAGCAGAGTACGAACCAGATTAGAACAATACAAAGCTGAGATAGAAAAGAAATCACAGTATAAGCATGGGCTTCCAGGGAGTGCGCTGGATATCGTAAATAGTCTTCTGGACGATCTGGAACAGGACGAGAAAGAAAAAGGGTGGATTCCGGTAAAATATCATCAGATATCAGAAAAAGAACGAGCAGAAGAATCCATATCAAATGATATACGGTATATGCTTGACTGCAAAATGCCAGATGATGGACAAGAAATATTGGTTACTAACGGAGAAACAACATGGCAAGATACGTGCTTCATTGATTGTGACGGATATTATCTTGATAGCAATTATGATTGGATTGAGATTACGGCATGGCAACCGACTCCAGAGCCATACAAGGAGGGCTGAGGAATGCAGTTAATTGACGCAGATAAACTAAAAAAAGACATACTGCTTCAAAATATCTTAGGAGAACCAATACAGAAGATTATAGACAGATATATACATATTGTGGACGAGCAGCCGACAGCTTTTGATATGGATAAGGTTATTAAACAGTTAGAAGAATTAAAAATGAGATACTTCTTAACAATTGCAAATACAGGCGATGCAGATAAAGATTGTGCTTACAAAAATATTGCAAATACAATTGATAAAGCAATTGAAATCGTGAAAGGCGGTGGAGTTGAATGAGTAAATCAGTATTAGTGATGAATACACCAGAGAATTGCTATGATTGCCCATTCGGAACTGAATACTGCGGAAATCTTGAATATGAGGGATGCTGTGAATTAGCTGACTGTTTAGATTATGATGTAATTCTGATGACAGAAGAACATTATGATTACGAAAGCAAATCAAGACCTGAATGGTGTCCATTGAAGCCACTGCCGGAGAAAATGATAATCCCAAGAGGTGCGAGAAATACAGACGGCTTAGAGTATGCATCTGGTTATAATACTTGTATCAATGAGATTAAAGGAGGCGAAGTAGATGATTGATCTAGCAAATAAATGCGTATTAGTCATAACGCATGAAGAGTATGAAAATATTCTGAAAGCAGCAAAGCAACAAGGATATAGATGGTACGGCGGAAAAGAAGCGTATCCATATCCCTTTGAAGAACAGCAGATCCCGGATATATTAAAGTTCTATAGCAATAAAGAAATAGCAAGAAATGCCAGTCTTATGCCTGGATATGAATTAGTAGAAGCATCAGACGTAACTGAATATGAGAAGAAGTTCAAAGATGCTATAAGCCTTGTCAGAGCATTTGCTAAAAACCCAGACAGAACATTGAATGACTCGCTTATTAAGTCCTTGAAGTTACTTGCAGATACTATAGAAAGTCAGATGGAAGAGGTGAAGTAGATGGAGAGATTAACAAAAAGAGATTTTTCAAGAATCACATATAACGAACGCCGAAGCATTATGTGCAGTTCATATTGCGATAATTGCTCAAAAGGGACAGGAGATTGCAATACAATGAAAAAAATGATTAATAGATTGGCAGAACTTGAAGACTTAGAAGAACAGGGCTTGCTTGTGAGATTACCGTGTAAGGTTGGAGACACGGTTTATAGAGTGAATGCCGGAGCCAAGCAACCGATTATTCCGATGACTGTTTCAGAAATTCATTTTCTCTGTTACAAAAATGAACGTGCTGTAAGGTTTGACGCAATAGGCAAAGAAGATATGGGAGAAAGTTGCTACCGTTTAGAAGATATTGGAAAAATAGTATTTCTCACACGTGAGGAAGCTGAGAAGAAGCTGGAGGAGATTCAAAATGACAAGACCTGAGATTACAGCAAAACTATCAGCAATGATCGAAAAGAAAATCAATCCTCACAATGATCCACGTATTTATTGGGCTAAGGAAGTGACATTCGATTATTCGACAGATCATGCGGTAAGGGTGGATTATATGCGGTTCGTGCCGGTGAATAATAGCGTGTCCGGGATAGAAAAAGGTGACTGCTATTGTTATGAGGTTAAATCATCAGCTGAAGATTTTCGCTCTGGTCATGGGCTGAATTTTGTTGGCGATTATAACTATCTAGTTATGCCGGCAGATGTATGCGCTGCGGTATCCCTTGAAATTCCACATTATGTAGGAATATATGTACCAGAAGCAAATGATCTTACATGCATCAAAAAAGCAAAGCGAAGAAATCGGACAAGGCCTGTATCTGAAATACTCTTGATGATGTTCCGGTCTGCGAACAGGGATTATAGAAAAGCAGTAAAACAGTTGAAGGAGATACAGAATGGCAAGTAAAACTATCAAAGCAATGGGTGTTAGCCCTATTACAAATACCATCTACTATGGAAATGTAAACGAAGAAAAAGGTTTATGGGTAGGTGAAAAAAAAGGCGTAACCGATATGGCAATAGGTGCCGTGTTTGAATGGTTCTTAAATCAGATGGATGGAAAAGAAGAATTTGGAATTAGCTATCCTAGTGTTCCTGGAATTAAATTGAAGATGGTAAGGGAGGAATAATATTATTGCACAGACATCAATGGATTATATACAATCATCACAGAAGAGGATGGGTGTACAAATGTATTATTTGTGGAAAATTATGGGATGGAAGGTGAAAAAGTGGACAATAAAGAGGCAAAAGATATCTTATCTGATATGAGAGATCAGCATTTATGTTTCTTGGGAGATTCAGAAATCAAAGATGAATGGAAGAAGAAATATCTAAAAGAAGCATGGGCGTGTGATTCCGGTGCAAAGGCTCTTGCCGGATTAATCACAGGGATAAAGATTGATAAAGGCATTATCGCAGATAGCATTCAGCACTATGGAAAAAATAATCAAAGCACAGTCTGCATGGAAGAATGCGCAGAACTTATCCAAGCAATCAGTAAGGCAAAACGTGGAAAAATCAACCGTGATAACATGATAGAAGAAATTGCAGATGTGTTGATCTGCATCGAAATGTTAAAGCAAATGTATATGATTTCCGAAGATAAAATTAATAAGTGGATTGAGAAGAAACAGGCGAGAGAAGCAGAAAGGATTGGTGATATTAATGTTTGTACAAAATAAAAGCATAAGAGATTACATTCACAAGTGCAATGTCGAAAGATTACCAATAAATTATGATGGCAAGATGGAAGTCAACTTATTTGGTCATCGGATTTTAGTAGAAAAGAACGAATGGTTATGGCACTTGCATTTGAAAATAACAGATAAGTGCAATGCCAAATGTTCATTCTGTGTCGAACAAAACGCAGAACGTTGCGAGAATGCAGAGTATTTTATAATGCAAGTTGATGAAATGCTTTCAGAAATGGAAAAAGAAGGAATATTGTATTCCGTATCTGTAACAGGTGGAGAGCCACTGCTATTTGAAAAATTTACTAAATTGTGTGAAGTTTTAGGAAAACACGATATTAAATTTTTGACGATTAATACAAATGGGAAATACTTAGAAAATCATATTAAAGAAATTGATGGACTGTTTGATTTTGTAGACATTAGCAGACATGCTATTTCTGATAAGAAAAATAATGAAATTTTTGGAACATGTATGCCATCTTTGGTTGATCTGGAACGTATTAAAGGCAAATTATTAAAGACCAAAATGAGATTACAATGCGTATTGTGCGACGCGAACACAATCGAAGATGTATTAAATATGATTGATGTATACTCTTTTGCAGATGATTTATCATTCAGAAAACTTATGAAGCTAAGTGAAAAAAGCGGAATTAAATACGATGAAAAAGAAGAATTATATAACAAAATACTTGAATACGCATACAATCATTTTGAATTTATCGAGCAAACAATTCAAGATTATTATGTGTATGAAATATGGAAATGCAAAGATACTTTAATCACCTTTAGCTATTCGAACATGAAAATGCTTAGCGAAATAGAGAAAGCGGAAGATAATAGTGTTTGTAGAGAATTTATAATTCACCCAGACGGAACAATTTCTGGAAGTTGGAATAAAAACATGAAGGTAATCAAGAAATAGCACATAAAACTCATATAATTTGATTTATTTGACAAAAATTAAAATGGGAGGATTAATCATGAATAAGAAAGAAAACGCAGAGATCAAGAAACAGTTTAAACCAGCAAATTGTTCTATTACACGCATTTGTGGTTGTTATGTGGATGCAGAAAAGAATAAGAAAACCAAAATTAAAGAAGCATTCCTGTCTCTTCCAGAGGAAGAAATGTTTAAGTATTTTGACATTTTCAAGAAAACCATGTCTGGCAGACTTGGAAAAAACCTTATGAACCTTGAATTTCCATTAGCGCAGGAAAAAGAAGGCGGAACACAGGAATTTCTTATGCGACTCAGAGCAAGTAAGCTTAAAAATGATGAGCTTTTGGACGAGTTTTACGACAAAGTGATTGAAAATTACGATTATCACGAAAATTACTACATAGTTCTCATTCATGCAGTATATGACATTCCAGGAAAAGCTTCTGATGAAACTGAAATGCACGATGCTTCAGAAGAAATCTATGAACACATTCTGTGCAGTATTTGCCCGGTGAATCTTTCAAAGGCCGGGCTTAGCTATGATGTGGCTGAAAATAACATCAAAGACAGAATTCGTGATTGGGTAGTCTCAAGACCAGAAACAGGATTCTTATTCCCTGTATTCAATGACAGAAGCACTGATATTCATGGAACTTTGTATTTTAACAAAAACATAAAGAATATTCATCCAGACTTTATCGAAAACGTTCTTGGCACATCAATTCCACGTATACCTGGCAATGAGATCAATGTCTTTTCAGATTTTATCATGGACAATTTCAAAGGAAATACAACATTCAATTTCACTGAAAGCCTAATTGAATCTTTGCAGGAAGTAAGAGAACAGAAGAAAGACAGCCCGGAGATGATAACTGTATCATGTGATGAAATGGAACAGATTTTTGGATATTGCGGAATTCCAGGAGAGAAATTATCGGATTTTAAAGAAAACTGGGAAATGTATTTCAGTAATGAGCCTGTTGCTCTTGACAATATCCATAATTCAAAAACTGCAAAAATTGTAACACCAGATGCAACAATCTGCATTCAGCCGGATAAAATTGCTCTGATTGAATTGAAAGAAATAAACGGCGTTCCATCTCTTGTGGTTCCGGTAAATGGAGAACTGAAAATCAATGGAATTGAAGTTGAATTGAGATAAACACTTTTGAAAAATCCAGGAATTTGAGGAGGCAATTACATTAATGGCTAAAGTAAGCTGGATTAAAATAGAGATTGAAATGTTTAGTAACCGAAAAATTAAGCAAATAAGGAAAATGCCTGAGGGAAACAATATTGTTCTTATTTGGGTAATGCTTTTGACAATGGCCGGCAGATGTAATTCAAACGGAATTATTTTTCTCACTGAAAATATTCCATACACAACAAAAATGCTTGCAGATGAATTGGATTTTGAGGAAAGCATTATTCAATTAGCACTAACAGTTCTGGAAAAGTTCGGGATGATTACCAGAGATTCTGAATTACTTTCTATTCCTGGCTGGGAAGAGCATCAAAGTGCAAACGAATTGGAGAAAATACGAGATCAAAACAGAAAAAGGGTTGCAGAATATCGTGAGCGTCAAAAAAATAAGGTCGCTTTGCTTTGCAAGAAAGATGATGTAACGTTACAGAAACGTTACAGTAACATTACTGTAACGGAACAGAATAAGAATAAAGATAAAGATTTAGAATTAGATTTAGATACAGAATTAGATAAAGATAAAGAAAAAGATATAAATGATTTAATAGTATCTAAAGATACTATTCGTCAGACTGACGTCCAACGAATCATCACCGAATGGAACAGCCTGGAAGAATTTGGTATCAACCCTGTAAAAAGAATGACACCAAAACGAGAACAAGCGGTGAAAGCCAGAATCCGTCAGAACCATATAGATGATATCTTAGAGGCCATTGAGAACATTCGCCATAGTAGTTTCTTACAAGGGCAGAATAAAAATGGTTGGATGGTTACGTTTGATTGGTTCTTGAAGCCTGGAAATTTCGCAAAAGTATTTGAAGGGCAATACGCAGACAAGTCTACGAATAGACCGTGCAGCTACATGGAGAAAATCCAAAATAGAGTAAGCGAGGTGGATAATTGGGTATGACAAGGGAAGAATGGGCGGTACTGGTAAAGGCAATGAAAGCTGTGTACACTTCTCCATCATTTCTGCCAGATCAGAATGCTTTTGATACATGGTATGGACTTTTGAAAGACCTAGATTACAAGCTTTTAAGTTTTGGGTTAAAGAAATATATGCAGACAGAATGTAAAGAGCCTACAATAGCTGCATTACGGCAATGCGCGCAGAGCCTTATGCTTCAAAAAGAAGAACTGAACGAAACAGAAGCATGGGAAATGGTGCGCAGAGCCATTCAAAGCTCTGCATTATATGCAGAAACAGAGTTTGATAAGCTCCCAAAAATCATCCAGAAAGCGGTATCAAGCCCGGCACAGCTTAGAGAATGGGCGGTATCTGAAAATGTGGATGGTACATGGTGGAGTGTAGTTCAGTCAAATTTTCAAAGGACGTATCGGGCAGAAGTGCAGAGAGAACAGGAACGAAGAAAACTAAGTCCAGACCTTTTAAAAATTATAGATTCTGCCAGATTGGGAGGTGTGGAAAAATGCCAGATAGAAAACCATGGAGAGAATTAAAAAGCACTGAAATTATAGGCCTAAAGCGGAGACAATGCTCGAAATGCGACTATTACAGCAAGAGTGAAAATGCATGGAGTACAAATGCAACCTGTGATTATATCTTGATCGAAGAACATAGCAGAGGATGTGATCCAAGGGATTGTGTTAAAAATGGTATCTTCAAAAAGAAAGCGAGAGGAAAGTCAAGAGTAAAGCGAGTGATTCTATGAGAAAGATAAGCGAAATGTATAAGCGGTCTGGTGGTACAGCTTATCAGCATACCTGTTCAGATTGCAGATTCTTCCGTGGAAGCAAGCATCCGCAGTGCCTGCAATACGAACTGGAAATTGATTGGAATCCAGATTATATAGCTTGCAAATTTTACAATCTGGAAGAATCTCAGATTGATGGACAGGTAAACATCTTTGATTTGTTGTAAAACGTGATAATTGTTTTAAATAAAATGGCTAAAATTAATTTTTATGATATTCGTGAATATTGTTATGGTTAAAACAAAATAAGCGCTTAAAATCAAAAAAACAGGCTATCAATAGAAAGGAGGAACAGGAACCGCCGGCCGGCAAAAGGAATTCCCGGTTCCTCCTAAATTTTATGGATGAAATATTGAAATATGCTATTGAGAATGGTATTATAAATCCTGCACATGTACTTGAAGAAATACAAATGAAGAAAAATGAAGAAATATTAAAAAAATATAAAATATGGCAGGGAAAAAACAATAATTGGTATACTTATATTTATACAGAAAAAAATTCTAGAAAGCTAGTGAAAAGAAGTAGCCGAAAGGGAATTGAAGATTATATTATTGCTTTCGAGAAAGAAAAAACAGAAAAACCTAAAACATTTATGGATGTTTACGAGCATTGGATAGAAATTCAAAAAGAATTTGTGACGGATAACACTTTGTATAAGTATTCTACAGATAGAACACGTTATTTTGAAAAAAAAGAATTTACGGAAAAAGAAATTGAGAAAATGACAGAAGAAGACATAAAGGTATTCATTGTCAGAACTGTAAAAGATCAAAAACTTTGCAAAAAAGCGTGTAAAACTTTGTTTGGATATATCAAAAACACAATAGATAGTGCAAGGTCACAACATTTATTGAATTATGATCCTATGGAATTTCTTTCACCTAAAATATTTTATAAATACTGCACGGAGATAGAAAAGCCTTCAAGTCATAATACAATATCAGACCATGAACTTAAACTAATTATTAATCGCTGCAAAAAGGATTTTGATGAACAGCCAGAATACATTCCCTCATACGCAGTATATTTTGCAAGTCTCACAGGGATGAGAGTTGGAGAAATTTCGGCTTTAAAATGGGAAGATATAAATGAAAATTATATATCTATTAATAAATCAGAAAAATATAATAGAAATACAAAAGAATACTATATAGGAAAAACAAAAAATCAAATGAACAGATGGTTTCCTATGACTGGCGAAATTCGAAAACTTTTAATGAAATTAAAATCAGCAGAAATCAGCAATGGGTATATTAGTGAATGGTTGTTTTCAAACGAAAATGGAAGGGTTCATGCTCCTGTAATATCGTCATGCTTAAAAAACAAATGCAGGCAGGAAGGAATAGAAGAAAGAGGAATTCATGCATTTAGAAGAACAATAAATTCTAAACTAAGATGCAATGGAGTATCTGCCACTGTTGCTGCATCGTTGCTCGGGCATACCGAAGAAGTTAATGAAAAATATTATACATTTGATGTTAGCTCTTTGGAAGAAAAAAATAAAATTGTGTCAAAAGTGCAAAGGATTGGATGAATAAGAACATATGTTCTGATTACCTTTTTGGTTACCTTTGATTACCTCAAGTCTGGAAAGCCTTTAAAATCAAGGGTTTACGGATTAAAACGCGAGCCGTGAGGTCGCAGGTTCAAATCCTGTTGCCCCGATTAATGCAGTAAAATCAAGGGTTTGCGGACTTGGTATGAACGAGTGTTCTGATTACCTTTGATTACCTTTTACAAAAAGTACATATGAAAGGGAAAAGTACATGTGCAAAACAATAAAATCGCAGAGTTGCGATTATTTTTTTGCCTTTTTTCGGAAATTGTGTTATGTTCAAGGAAATGGAGGGAGAAATATGCAGATACACACAGCTTATGACGTAATGAAAGAGTTTTTAATCACGGATGCAGAGCTTGTTGGACAGTACGGAATCCCTAAAATTCCAAAGACTTTTATTCATCCAGGGAAAGATACTGTAGACTTTGCGGAGAGCTTCAGCAGGAAGATTAAAAACCATAAGGAACTTGATGTAAATTTCTTTGTGGACGATGTACAGTTTCAAAGATTATGGAATCAGCCAGACAAGTACATTGAACATTTAAAATGTTTTCATGCAGTCATTATGCCAGATTTCAGCATATCGGTTGGCAAGAATGGAATGCCGTTAGCTATGTGCTTGTGGAACAAATACCGGAATCATGCGTTGGCTCACTACATGATCTTGAATGATATTCCAGTAATTCCGAACGTAAGCATATTACCGGAATACTGCTGGGACTGGTGCTTTGATGGACTGCCAGATGGAAGCACAGTTGCCTGTTGCACCAATGGAAGAGTAAAGAGCAGGGCAGCACGGTTGGAGTTTTGCGTTGGTTTCAAGGAAATGGAACGTAGACTGAATCCACTGCGAGTTATCATTGTTGGAAGAATCCCGGAAGAACTTGAAACGGACACAGAGATTATAAACTTTGAAACCAGAAACCAGAAGATTAACAAGGAGGGCGTGAATGGGAACAACGACTGATAATTACCAGAGAAAGAAGAAACTTTCTAAGTCACAAATGAAGAGGACAGAACGTTTAGAGAAATCATCCCACAGAAGATATGGAACACGGAAGAAAGAAGGATTAAATAAATTGTGAATTTTGAATCATTCGGAACATTACGCTATAGAAATATTTGTGCAAAATTAAAATTTAAGTGGTAGCTAGAAAATGCGAGAATTTTTTTGGTTGCCACTTTTTTCCTGGATTTCCTTGATTTTTGGCTGACAAAATAATGTTGGAATTTAGGAAACATCCACAAGTTAGTTGCAACTATTGAAACCTTGAGCAATTGCGACTTTTCCGCCGGCACAAACCAACCAGGGACAGCACCGGGAACCGATACCGCGCCGAGCTGATGAAGCCGGGACACCGCCGGGAACGATTGAACACCAGCAAAGCCAACCGCCAGCCGTAGCCCTGGAAGATCAGAACCAACAGCCCACAGATAATAGGCCATAACAGCAAATGGCATATAATGCAGTGATAAAAAATGCAATAATACTCTTGCAAAATAAGCCTTAAATGGCTTGTAACGTATTTAGCCTATATTTTATTTACTACGATTATAAAACACCTTAAAAAGGCAAATACGGCGCTATACAAGCATATCACAGTATAGTTGTATAGTCCTAATTGATATATGCCCGGACAGCTGTGACAGATCACCGGGAAGCCTGGACAAACTACGCACATAAGCGGACAAAATGCACCAATTTACACGGTACGCAAATAAAGCATAGCCGAACATAGCTATACAAGGCTATTATACACCCATAGCCGCAGACAGTCAATAAACCATGTGGCGCACTAAAAAGCGATTTAAAGGCTCTTAAGCGGCTCAAAATGCAAATGCTGCATAAATCCCCATTAACAGCATAAAAATCCATTTACGGGCAAAAAATTAAGCTAATTGATTGACTTATGGTATTAACTTTGCAAGGTGCATCTGGCAGAATGCCAAAAACCGCTTGCACGCCGTGAACGTGCCGCCGGTCTGGAAACCGGGAAGCGGTAAAAAATCAATCAGTTATACCTAAATATTCCATAGTTTTTTTATCAATCTCTTTCCCAGTAATAGTCGGGGAATAAATACTTTCTAAAAATTCTATGTAATTGTCTAGATCATCAACAGAAAGTGTTATTAATTTATTAAATATTTTATCACTCATGTTTTTATCTTTCTTCCCTTCACCCTGGGAGCCAGGATATAAAAAGACGCGCCCTATTATTTAAAAGTCATTTTTGTAACAGCTGGAAGACTGCGGAAAAATTCCCGGCGATCGTAATCATCTTTAATATTAAATTGTCTGTCGCTTGTGGGGATGATCTCATCCTCGATAAGCTCCATACAGGACAGTTGTAAGCAGTTCTCTTTTTTCGTCGATCGGTGCAAGGCGTACCGCATTATAGACCTTTTACCATCCCGGCGCTTTACCGGGGGCATATCCCAATAAGCTAATTTAATAACGCAGGCAGCAACAGACACAAAAATTTCTATTGCTTCTTTTCTGGCTTTTTCTTCGATTGTATCAACTGTGGAAAAGTCGCCGCTTTTTATGGCGGCGATAGTCTGCTTTGGTGTTGGTTTTATAATCTTATTTGTCATTTTTATAACCCTCCGTAAATTTTACTATGTGTTACAAATGCAGGCTTTTGCGTGTAATCAGTCCAGACAACGCACCCTTTGCTATTTTTACATAAATATGACCCGTTGTTGCTTGCCTTTAACACATGCAATATTTTTTTGTTAACCTTTATAATATCGTGTTCTTCTATTGCTTTCATTTTAAAACCCTCCATAAGTTTTATTTTTCTTATAACACTTATTCCAAAAATCAACGACTTTTTCCGCTTCTTTTTTTGTGCTGCAAATATTTGCGGAAGTAATACCGGGTACTTGCAAGGAAAATAATAAATTATCAGAGCTTGAGACCCGAAGAACAGAAGCAAAGTTTTTATTGTTTGTGCGTGTTGAAATTGCTATGTAATGGTATTTCATGTATTAACCCTCCAATATTTAGAAAAAACAGGCGGGAAAGCCCCGCCCGAAATTGTTTATTTAATTCAAACAAGCGTTTATTTTCCCTTCCAGATGCGGGAACGCTTCACAAATTTCTCGCACGCTGTCGGCGTAATAATCGCCTACAATATCACCAAAAATCTTGATATTTCCAGAATAAAAACATCCGAGATCATTAAACCAGATATCAAGCCCGGTTGCCTGCTCCTTTTTGTCGTTGTACCACATGTCAATTTTTATCATGTTTTTTGTTCCTCCTGATTTTATTTTAAAAGGCCGCCGGGGAAATGCTCCCCGGTACGCTTACCGGTCTAATTAAATTTAACTTTAAGCGGCTTTATAATTCCGCTTCTCAATTCTTCAAGCGCGATTTTATTTACTTCATTTGTAAAATAATCCACCTTGTAAGAATCAATAATTTTGTTCTGATTGTCCATTCTTTTATAAAACTCTAATGTATCATCTTCCCAGTACCACACAAAATAAGTATGCAAAATGTAATTTTTATCATCATAGACGCGTTTACAACGTATTTTGCTTCCATTCATTAAAAAAATATCTTCTGGTGCTTCTAAAGTGTCATACTCTGCATTTGAACAATGGTGCTCTATTTCTTTATATGTCCAGATAACCGCGCCGCCCCATGTATTTTTTTTGGTCACAACTGCTCTTTTAGTTCTCAACCATGCTTGCATATCTTCTTTAGTTCTCCATGCATGGCTACTCATTCCAGCTTTAGAAGCAAAATATTGATAATCTCCGTTATTTTCTGCTTTTCTATATGACAAATGATATTTATCATGTGTTTTTGTGGAAAACATTTCTTCATTGTCGTTACATTCCCACAAATTAACAGTTGCGGTAAAATAAATTCCACCATTTGCACAAGCCCCAGCATTTCCCCAAGTCCAAAAAGTATTGCTTGACGTGCCTTTATATGTAAATTCATTTTCTTTGTGATGGCTGAATGCACCGCCCGAAGTGCTACCACATAACTGACTATCACAAATACTCAAATGCACTCCGGCATTTTCACAAAGTTCTATATTTTCTTCCCTCTTCATTGTCGCTGTTGCTTTTGGAAAATATTCCCCATATTCGTTTGTGTACTCTACTACATCATATTTTTGAATGGCTTTTACTGAGCGCGTTTCTTCAATCATTTCAATAATGCGGTTTACTTTTTTTACGTCTGAATCTTCAAGTCCGTAATAGCTATCAAAAAGCTCATTCTCTTTCTTTAATGTTTCAAGTGTGTATTTCTTCATTGTTTTTTACCTTCGCCCCTGTTATAATGGGGTTGCCTTTCTTTTTTTTGATTGGTGCCCGGTTTGGTTTGGAAGATCGCCGGGCTTTTTATTTTGTCCAGGAACTAGAATTTTTCAATTAATCGTGATCCGTTTCCTCATGTCCTCATTGGCTTGAGTGGTTCGGGCGGTTCCGGTTGTTTGTTTATTTTGTTCCTTTGTTGATGGTTATATAATACACTAAATTACAATGTATGTCTATTGACATTATACACTAAATTAAAGAGTATGCTAAAAACAGTTTTTGTGCATGTTGTACATTGAAATATAGTGCATAAAAGTGCTATTATATTTCTATATATAATAAGAATGCAAGGAGGTATGAAAATGATTAAATATAAGCGAAATATAATTGATATGATGGCAGAAAAGGGAATTACAACCTATTTAATAAGAAAAAATAAGATATTTACAGAAAGCCAGCTGCAACAGTTGCGCAATGATCGACTTGTCACGCAAGATACACTAAATAAAATATGTACTATATTGGAATGCCAACCTGGTTATTTATTGGAATATCTGCCAGATGAAACCACAAAAGATTTTGAAGAAAAGATATTGACATACATTAATAAATAATGTATAATAAAGACAGTTAAAGAAAAACAAGAAAAGCCCCAGACAGGGAGCAGATCAGGAGGGAAAATATGAAAATTAAAATCTATTGCAATTACGGAGTATTAGGAGCAGAGAAAAGGAAGAAATACACTTTTGGAGCACCACATGCAACGGCCGATTGTTGGGAAGAAATGACAGTAGAAACACCAGAAGGATGGGAACCTTTTGAAAACGATATGGGTAAGTTAATGGTAAAAGCTCCATGGGGTTGGGATTATGAAATAAATGAAGTTTTACAGGGGGATGAAAAGCCATGTTTTTATGCACTTGATAAGAACATGAATGGACATAGAAAATATTTAAAAATTGTAAAATAAACAAATAAAAAGGGTATTCACACTAAATTATAAAATGTGAATACCTTTTTTATTAAAAAAATACTAATGTTTCAATCCCTGTCCCAGTAGATCGCCACTGAGAAACACTCTCGGGAGCAACCACCCGGAGCGACTAAAATTATAATATCACGGATTGTTATATTTATCAATACAAAAATAAAGCCCTGGAAGTTAATCCATGGGCTTTTAAAATGCTTATTTATGGCGGCGTAACGACAATCGAGGGGTTAACAGCCCCACCGCCGAAGCTGTTAAGATATTAATAGCACAGGTTTTTAATTTTTGTCAAGAAAAATATTTTTTATTTTTGGTCTTGACTTTCTGAAAAACTTACAGTAACGTTATTACCAACGATGGTCGCGGGAACTCATGGAGGGGTGGTTATTGTGAAATCGTTTGCACCTGAACAGAATAAAGTAGCAGTTAACAAGCCAGATCAGCCAGGTATTGAAGCTCGGTAAGGTCTGGCTTTTATTATGTTTAAATATATTATATATAATATATCTTTTACCCCTCCATAGATTCTTAAGACTAGAGTTTATTAAAAGATATGCTATACAGTACCGTATAATAATATATAAGATATAAATATAAATAAAGATTATAATATAATACCCCAATTATTATTTATTAATTACTAACAAAATAGATGGTTTTATTTTATGCAAAATTAAATTTGACAAGATATTAAAAACTGTGTTAAGGTATCAGCAACAAAGAAAACAGAATATTTTATTTTAAGTTTTAGAGAATGTACCCGAACACCCGGAAGTTTTCCGGGAATAAGCTTTACCTGGTGACATTCTCTTTTTTATTTGCAAATTAACGTGTTAAAGTGAGGCGATAATATGAAAGATAATACAGTAAATGTACAAGACGTAGATATTTATTTAGATAATATTAATATATATGCTGACGAATATATAAATACTGTATTATGTATATCACCAGATAACGAAAACTATAAGAAAGAGGTATCAGATAGCTTTGTAGATATGATTTTCTATATTGCAGATCATATACAAAAGCCAAGTAATGACAATATAGAGCTATTAGATAAAATGTTTAATACTTATGTGAGATTATGCAGTAAATATCATGTATTACCAACCCTAGAAGTATTTAGCTTTTTAGTTGGTATTAATCGTACAACGTTTACTGACTGGATGAATGGAGTGTATAGGATAAACTCGTCACATGGTGACACGGCTAAAAAATGGTTTGATATTTGCAAAAACTGTGCAATTAATAGACTGCATAACCAAACCGGAACAAATGCGAATTTGATATTTGTTGCAAAAGCCGCCTACGGAATGGCAGAAACTGCACCGGTGCAAGCGGCGCAACAGTACGGACAGCCACAGCAGACAGCCAAGCAGATCGCAGAGAAACACAAAGCGGCCTTACAGCTTCCAGAGATGGAAAAACCGGAGCTATAACAGTAAAAATACTATATGTTGTGATTGCGAAGAAACGGATTCTATATCTAGTAATACGCAATGCGCAAATAGGGTACACCCTAAAAAGACATTCAATAAAACACTGCTTTTTGTGCAATATTACAATAGATTTTGTATAGCATTCCCTTGACCACTGCCGAAGGCATCCGAAAAACAGCGACCAGGCAAGGACAGCGGGTCCCATGGGGCGGTGGGCTGACTTGCCAGCGTCCGCACTGGATGACCGGGAGGGGGTATATATAAAACCACAGTCAGCGGTAGTTACCACCGAAACCGCCCGAAAAAACAAAAAAGCTCTCCTTAACATGGCAGTGATAGTGATTCGAACACGACAAGCAGTAAGCCTTAACTGTTTCTCTGCCATACTAAAAATAAGGCAATACCAAGAAAGGCGGGTACAACGAATGAATGATATGATGATTTTTAGCAATCCAGAATTTGGAAATGTAAGAACCACTGAAATAAATGGGATAATTTATTTTGCGGGAACAGATGTAGCAAAGGCACTTGGTTACTCAAAACCGCAAGATGCAATTTCAAGGCATTGTAGACACTCCGTGAAACATGGAGCAACCGTAACAGTGTCGAATCAATATGCTCAGTCTGGAACAAAAGTAGTAGAAATGAGTTTTATTCCAGAAAGTGATTTGTACCGTTTGATTATGAGAAGCCAACTTGAATCAGCAGAAAAATTTGAAGAATGGGTTACAGCTGATGTTCTTCCATCTATCCGTAAAACCGGAAAATACGAGATGGTTCATAAACAGGACTCTTACCAGATTAGTGATCCGATAAAGCGTGCCGAGAGATGGATTGAAGAGCAGAGAGAGAAACAGTTACTTGAACAGAAAGTACAGGAACAGAAACCTAAAGCTGATTATTTCGACAGTCTGATAGATAATAGGCTTCTTACAACTTTTCGAGATGCAGCAAAGGAATTCCACATCCCACCTAAAGCGTTTACTAAGTGGCTTACGGAAAATGGTTATATTTACCGTGATCGGCATAATATTATCAAGCCTTATGAATCGTATAGGAAAGCTGGACTTTTCCAGATGAAAGATTTTTCAACACCGTTTGGCTATTCAAACGTCCAGACATACATAACCGTAAAAGGAAAAGAGACATTTAGACTGTTACTGCAAGGGCAAGGATTGATTAGAAAGTAAAAAAAAGAGAACCATTAAGGCTCCCTTTTGATATCGTCAGTTGTTAATTTGATTAAGACATCTGGTTTAGGTTCGATTATAAGTTGACATTCCAGGAAGTCAAGAATCTGAATTAACTCATCGGCAGATATACTTCCTCTCGAAAATTTGTTTGCAAGAGATTGTGGAAGCATACCCAGATGGTTAGCTAATTGAACGCTGGTGACCTTCTTCATTTTCATAATTTGTTTTATTTTATCTGAAACCATATAAACACCTCCTATTAATGTAATCATAATCAAAACCGTTTAAACAGTCAATAAAAATATTCAAAAATGAATATAAAACACTTGAAACAATACTCAAATACGTGTATAATTGGCTTATAGACAAACGGGAGGAATTATACATGAAAATAGGTTATGTGAGGGTATCAACAATAGAACAGAATGAATCAAGACAGATTGAAGCAATGAAAACAGATGGTGTTGAAAAAATTTATATGGATAAAAAATCTGGGAAAGACTTCAATCGTCCAGAGTATCAGAGAATGGTTTCAGAGCTAACAAAAGACGATATATTGGTAATCCATTCAATTGACCGTCTCGGAAGAAACTACAATGAAATTGTTGAACAGTGGAGATATATTACAAAAGAAATCGGAGCCGATATTATCGTACAGGACATGCCACTTCTTAACACATGCCAGGATAAAGATTTGACAGGAACACTGATCGCAGACATAGTTTTGCAGCTTCTCTCATATGTAGCACAAAGAGAAAGAGAAAATATTCGGCAGCGTCAAAAAGAAGGTATTGCAATTGCAAAAGCCCAGGGCAAATATAAAGGTCGTTCCAAAAAAGAGATAAACAAAGACCTTTTTGAAGAAACCAAACGAAGTTGGCAAATGGGAGAAATAACAAAAGCACAATTTGCTGAGACTATAGGAGTTTCAAGAAGCACGCTATATAAACTTTTAGAGGGGGATAAAGATGATTGATTTTACGAATAAGTGCATCGTTACAGACAATAATGTTGAATCAGAACAGTTGCTTAAAAAAGCAATAGCTCAAGGATTTAACTTGCCAAAAGGTGAAAAAGCAATGGAATCACATAGATACTTTCGTTTTATCGGGAGTCCGTATAAACATGTTGTGGCTCTTGTCCCTGTATGTACGAGTGATCTAAACAATGCTATCAGATACTCAGAGATATTCGGTAATGAAATGGAAGAACTTAAAAAAATTACTGATTCAGCTGCAAGATGGTGCCGGGCATATGGATATGAACATTTGAATGTATATGCAAACGAAGAGCTTGAAAGTTATACTGGAAAGGCAATCGCAAAGACAACAGACAACATCATACAGCGTGTTGATGTTGAAATAAAGAAACCACGTAAACTGACTGTTTCAGAGTTGGAAGCATATTTAGGATATCCAATTGAAATTGTAAGTTGAGGTAAGTGCTTATGAAACCAAACCCACAATCCGAATCCATCCGCATCCGATTTTCCGAAAAACAGAAAAAAAGGCTCCTGGAAGAGAAGAACCGGACAGACAGGAGCGCATCTGATATTGTAAGACAGGCAGTTGATGAATATTTCGGGAGGAAAAGACGTGCTTAAATTTTTCTCAAAAAATAAAAAAGGTGTTTCTGAATCCCAAGGCTTTAGTTCAGAAGAAATAGCGCATGGCGTGTTCAGAGTTGAAAAGAAAACAAATTATTTTCATAAAAAAGCAATTTGTAAAGACGGAAAGTTATACAACACCGAAACAGCAATAAAAGTTATCGAACTTGATAAAGAAAAAGTGAATTTGTTTGGTTCATACCGGATGAGAACGTATTTTATAACGGATAAAGGAAACTGGTTTTCTTGCTACACGCTTGTTGAAGCCGGAATACGTGAGCATATGAAACAAGTAGGCGACATTGGTGTAAAAGTCGAGGAAACAGATGTTTCCTATTTAGATTTGAAATTGGAAAGCATTCAAGAAGTTAAGGAAAAATTAGGTTTTGCCGATATCGACCTTTACAAGAAATATTTCGGGGAGGTGGAAGAAGGATGAGCGTCGTAAAAATCACAAACCCCAACCCTTATGATTGGCTTGGTACAAAATGCTTTATTGATGGAAATGAAGTTCCAAGAGTGAAATCAGTAAATTTTCATACCGCAGTAGATGAAATACCAGTGGTTGAATTTAAAATGATGGCTGTTCCAGACATTGAGATGGAGTGCTTGGCACAAATTAGTGTCACTTCTCAATCAATTACTGATGCAATTTTAGTTTTAAGGCACGAATTACTACAACATGGAGAAATTTACAATGGTTTCAAATCAAGCCTAAAATCGGCTTTAGAATCCTACAATTACTGTGGGATGCCGTTTGAGCCAGAAGAAGAGATTGCAGAAAAAATTCTGGACTTTTTAATTGGGGAGGAAAAAGAAAATGAATGCACTTAATGTAATTGGAACAGCTGTAAATCTTGCATTTTTCGTTATGGTTCTTGCCGGTACTTTGGCTATACTGGACGAAGAAGGAAAGACAAGCGTAATACAGATTTTATTCTGTATTTGTTTAGAAATATGTTTCGCACTGAATATTTTCTTAATTTGCACGAGGTGACAAATGTATTTACCGATTCCAATTGGAATTATCCCGATCGAGTTAATTGAAAGGGTTAAATTCATAAAAGCGCCGCTTCGACTTAATCCATGTAGGCTCGGGAATGCCTACGAAAGCGATAAGTCGAGGCATCCAGAGTAGCGTAAGCTCTTATTGATGAATACGCCAGGAATTATTGAATATTTAGAAAAAGAAAATTTCCCTCCTGGAAAAGAGTAATCAGTAAGAGCGGAAAGTTTATTTACTTGTTTAGCTTAATATCACGACTTCCCCGGTTTTAATGGTGCGCCGGGGTTGATGGGCTATCGCCAAAGGGTAAGGCATAGGATTTTGGTTCCTATATTTGTCGGTTCGAATCCGACTAGCCCCGTTTGCAATATGATAAATATTGCAAAATTTTCTTTTTTCATACAACTTTCGCTTCAGTCTTCTAGCCCAACGGGGCTGATTAAAGGGGCTTCAAATGTCCCGGAAGACTTTCTGAAATCCAAAAGCGTTTCAGAAAAACTTTGTTGCGGCTGGCGGTCAAGAACTGCAACAGTGCCAGAAATAAATCTATGGCGGGCTTATTTCTGGTATCTCAGGAAGCTTAGTTCAGCGGTAAGAGCAACGGCCTCATAAGCCGTAAGTCCTGGGTCCGAATCCCAGAGCTTCCATTTCTTCTAAATGCCATTCATCCGTAATATGGGTGGAAAAAACTTCCAGTTGAGCGTGTGGATTAGGTAAATTTATAGGTGCGATACGGCGTAGCCTAAATGGATCTGATTTCCCGGCTGGTATATCTCGGAGTTAAAAACATTAACGCAGCGCACGTTAATAAAAGGAGTTTTCAAGAGATGCTGCCCAAAGACGCATAAAAATATCCAGTGAATCTACGGCACTAAAACTTGTAGATAGTGGAAAGCATAACACGATAAACCTATTGCTAACCCGGTTTTTCCGGGTTATTCGGAAAGTGCAAGTAACTGGGAACGGCCTGGTCGTAGACTAGGTCTTAATGGTTCGAATCCATTCTTTCCGATTCCGCATTGGTGGAGGAATAGGTAAACTCTATTGTGGTAGACCAGGTTGAAACCCACAACTTAGATGACCGTTGATGCTAGCAGTCTGATAGGTGCAAATCCTATCCCGGCGGACGGTGCGACGCAACGTTATACGCGCAAAGTTGAAAAGTGGCGGAACTATTGACGGTGATGAACCCGATACAATAGAAAGGCAGACGCAGAGGATAGTACATCGTAATGGGTGAGTATGTGTCTTTGGACATGGGATGTACATGGTAGTTCGAATCTTCCCTTTTCAACTTCATCTACTATGAGTATATAGAAAATGTAGCTCAGTTGGAAGAGCGCACAACAAAAGTGAGGTCGGTGGTTCAAGTCCACCCATTTTCTATCTGGCAAATTGCCATTGCCAGAAGTTGCATTTTCCCCCTTAAAGTTCCAGTGTTTCTCGTTGGGAGATTTATGCCGTTCAAGTCGGCACACTGGATTTTTCTAAATCGAGGTAATTTATGAACGAAAAAAGTTGTAAGAATTGCAGAAGACATGATGACTTCACATGAGTTTGCTTCAATGGCGATAGTGAATATTGTGCAGACTTTACTGAGCCAGGGTGTTGTTGCGAGTTTTGGGCGGGAAAAGAAGATGGAAAACAAGGAGGCATAGTACCGATGAGCGAACTTTCTGAACTTATAAATAGAGGTGGTTTAATAGATGATTTTAAGATAGAAAAATCCAAAGATGAACCACCTACACAACCAATAAAGTTAGCTGATTGGCTGATTGACAGAGAATTGAAAGATGGAATTCGTCTGTATGGGAAAAATGATCTTAGAAAAATTGCAAATTATTTATTAAATTACTGTGGTGATGAAAATGATTGAAGTAGGTGGAAAAGAAATAAAAGACGAATGCTCACACTGCGGAAATATTCTTGAATGTGAGTTGTTTCGCCAGGGACATGGAATAAAACAGGAACGTGAAAACATAGCTAAAATGATTGCCTGTCAGATGAAGCACAGGGAGAGGAGGGAATTTGAATGCTAAATTTACTTGATAAACGCAATTGCCCTGTTTGCGGTGGAATATTGAAATGTGAAAATGCCGATTTCACAAACCATTTTATAGAAAAAGGACTCTTTTTAAATGTGACATGGCAATGCACCAATTGCGGCGCTGAATATACTGCAAAACTTGAATTAACACCAAACGGATATGAGGTGCAAGACCGTGAAGCACATATTGATGTAGAGGATAATTTTTCAGCCGAAAAATTTATGCTTGGAAGAGACAATTTTCGAAGACAGAGGTGGTAAATATGAAATTTGAGGATATGGCAAACTGGACAGAAGAACAGTTGAAAAATGAAGTTGTTCGTTTGGCTGATGAATGCGAGAAAAAACAGCATATAATCCTGGACTATAAAGCTTTATCGGAGACACTTAACCAAAAGCTTCTTGAAAATGATAACTGGAAGATTCCGATTGATGGAATTGAAAATGTAGATACTGGTCATCCATCTATAGAATGGTATGAACAACGCCACCAGGATGACTGTATTAGAATCAACGAGTTAACTGTTACTGTTGACACATTGGTTGACCGATACGCTAATTTAAGGAAAAACAAAGGGATGTGCTGATATGGGTGAAAAGGAGTAAGAAAGAATAAATGAGTATTAAGTCAGCATTAGAATCCGAAGGGATAGATTTTTCTGAATACATGAATCCACCCGAGCCGTGGAATGGACAGGCATTGATACGAAATATTAACGGAACGAAATACGCCTGTTGTCCTTTTTGCCAGAAGAAAGCACTTTTGATTAGCTCAAACACAAAGATTCAGCATCTTAAATTAAAATGCAAGGGAAGCAACTGCAAGAAAGAGTTCGAGGTGAATGTATGAGTACTTGTTATGATTGTGCGTGTTCAAAAATTGAAACAGACGGCAGCGATGCGGAAGAACTTCAAAAGACTAAACCTATGGAACTGGACGAACTTTCGGGAGAAACCAAGTTTAGAATTTATAAATTAATTGTAAATGAAATTGGAAAGCATTTTTACAATTGCGAGATGCGTATGTCATATAAAGACTTTATACTTGTTGAGGATTGCATCAGAAAAGTTTTGCAAGGAGAACAAGATGAACACAAAACAGATTAAATGTATTCTGACAGGTGGATGCAAGTTCAAAAGTTCGGATACAGAATCGAAATGTAATGACAAAGAAAAGACTTGCACTATTGCAGAAACTTGTTACAAATGCGGGAAGAAGTACACTGCCGTATTTACCTACAAACAGTTAGGGATTATGGATTGAGGTGAATGTATGAAAGAATTAACCAGCCCTGTTCCGATTGAAATTACTGATCTTGGAATGGAACTTTATGCTCAAATTGAGATTGAAGAAATTCTTCTCACATCATATCCACCAATCCAAAAAACTATTTTAAAATTCATCACTGATTTCACCGTGCCTAGATTTGGTGATTATTCGATAAAAATAAAAAATGATGATGCGGTGATAAAATGTTATGTCGGAAACACTTTAGGCACTTTCATTCAGAAAGATGCAGGTGAAAGAACTATTGCCGAATGGCATAAGGTTATAACACGTTCAGAAAAGTATGGAAGAGACAATCCGCTGTGTTGCGAGATAATTTCACATTGTCAAAAAGCAAATAAGATGCCAGAATGCGATCATGATTTTGAAGAATGCGAGATATTTAATCCTTATGATTATGATTTTACTAAATTTAAACCACAAGGAGTATCTAACATTCGTTTTCATCCGTATTATTGTAAGAAATGCGGATTACTTATTTTGAAAAGAGTAGTTGATAATGCACGAGGAATAGACAAATTTTTATGGGAGGAATAAGAGTGAAAAAGATACCAACATTGTTTGAGCGAGAATTTAAAGACCATAATGTTATAAAAATCCTTCCAAAAGTGCATCCGGGTATGGAATGGGTACTTGAAGGAGAAGGGATTGCAACAGTGAAATATGATGGCGTTTGTTGTGCCGTAATTGACGGACAGTATTATAAACGATACGACTGCAAGAAAGGAAAAACACCGCCAGAAGGATTTATCCCTTGTTGTGAACCAGACACAATTACAGGTCATTGGCCGGGATGGGTAAAGGTTGATGAGAAAAATCCGGCTGATAAGTGGTTTGTAGAAGCGTATTATGTAACTTCAATGTGGACAAATCAAGGTTGTAAATTACCAGATGGCACATATGAAGCTGTCGGAAAGCATTTTCAAGGCAATCCATATTATGACGATGATGATTCTTTAGTAAGACATGGCAACAATATCGTTGAAGTCGAGCGTACATTTTATGGAATCAAGAAATATCTTTCCGAACACGAGATAGAGGGATTAGTTTTCTGGAAGGATGGAAGCCCACAATGCAAAATCAAACGTTCAGATTTTGGATTTGAATGGCCAGTCAAGAAAGCGTGACAAAATGAACAAAATCAGAAAAATATGTTGGATAATTGCGAATTTCATAATATCCAAATGGGTAGCAGATTATTTAATAGCTACAATACAAATAATGATTGAAAATAATTGGGGACTTTCAGCAATACCATTATTAACAATGGCAGTATTCGCAGAGTGGAAAGTAATTGAAAATATTTTTTCGTAATTAAGAAGATGATTTTATCAAGAAAGGATATGTATGACAAAACAAGAAGCCGTAGTAATTGAAACCTATACAGGAATTTGTATGCTTACAGGGGATGACCGAAAACTTGCATACGAATACGCAGAAAAACTTTTAGGTCATCCGATATATACACATGAATTTCTAAAATATGCTGACAAGCTGAAAGAACTTAGTAAGCCAGATTTTATTGAAATTTGCAGAAAGTTAAGTGATTAAATGGTATGGTGCAAATTAAGGAACATTCCATGTATACATCCAGAACCGGATGGATTAGAAAATTGTAGATATTGTGAAAAATATAGTTTTTAAAAATATTTAGAATACAAAAAAATAAAAAGAAAAGTCAAGAGAGCCAGAAAGGAGCGCCATTATGAGTGACTTGAAGATATTTACAGAAAACATTGAACCAGAAGCATTAAATCAGATTTATACATTGATAAAACAGCCTGCATTTTCTGAATGCAAAGTACGAATCATGCCAGATGTTCACGCAGGAGCAGGATGTGTAATTGGTTTTACTGCTGATCTCGGAGATAAAGTAATTCCAAACATTGTTGGAGTAGACATTGGATGTGGAATGCTTACAACACAAATTTCTACCGATGTGGGAACAATAGATTTAAAAAAACTTGACAAAGTAATAAGAAACAATGTTCCAGCAGGAAGAAATGTACGTGACGAAATCATAAATTTTGAAGAATTAGAAGAACTTCATTGTTTTTCTCGACTTAAAAATATTGAATGGATTCGCAGGAGCCTTGGTACGCTTGGGGGTGGAAATCATTTTATTGAAGTTGACACTGATTCGAAAGGGGTAAATTATCTTGTAATTCACACTGGAAGTCGCAACCTTGGGAAGCAAGTAGCTGAAATATATCAAAAAATTGCCATAGAAGATATGCAGGGCACAGATAAACTTGAAACTGAAATACAGAAATTAATAAAAGAATACAAGTGCTCTGGCAGGCACAAGGAAATTCAAAATGGTATTGACGAATTAAAACGAAAATGGAAGACAGACAAACTTGGCATTCCGAAAGAATTGTGCTACTTGACAGGAGAACACAGAAAACAATATCTGCACGATATGAAAATCTGCCAAGAATTTGCAAGAATAAACAGACGATGCATACAGAGTGCTATATTTTACGATATGAATTGGACGCTCCAAAGAAATACATGGTTTGATACAATCCATAATTATATTGACCATGATACAAACATTGTTCGCAAGGGCGCAATATCAGCTAGATACGGCGAAAAAGTTCTTATCCCAATGAATATGCGAGATGGATGTATTATTGCAGTTGGGAAAGGAAATGAGGATTGGAACTGTTCGGCCCCGCATGGTGCAGGACGTATTATGAGTCGATCAAAAGCAAAAGAAAACATCTCGTTAGAGGAATTTAAGGAGTCTATGGATGGGATATATACAACATCCGTTCAGAAATCTACAATTGATGAAAGCCCTATGGCTTACAAACCACCACAAGAAATTATTGATAACATCAAAGATACTGTAGAAATAGTTGATATTATCAAACCTATATATAACTTTAAAGCAAGTGAATAAGCAGTCAAGAGAGCCAAAGAGCCAGACTAAATCCTAAAAAGAAAGGAGGTCTGGCTCTATTTTTATGGGAAAAATTACAGAGGGTTCGCTTGAATGGTATCGGACAGTCCTAAATCAGATTATCAGTAGTGATATGACAATCTATCAGAACCAAAAAGATTGCCTTGATTTGCTCTTGAACATGAATATTGACCTTCCTTTCGACAAGAACCAAGAAGCACGGAAAATGGCTATGAAAGTAAGTCAATACTCACATAACATAGCAGAGAAGTGTGCTGCATTAACTGGTAGTGGTGACTTTGACGATATCTACTGGCAGTATTTGTTACTGGAAGCACCGCATTTGCTTGATTCCTATGCCATGTATATAGAAAAAGATAGAAAACCAGAAGAACGGTTCTATTTACCAAGACGCAAAACATTGAAAAAAGTAGTAGATAAATTACAAGCACTTGAAGAAGATGAACTTGACGAATTGTTTCTTCATCAGCCGGCCAGAACGGGTAAATCACAAATTATTACTGTCGGAACCGCATGGCATTGTGCAAGAAATTCAGAGATAAGCAACCTCTATGTTACATATAAAGAAGGACTTGGCGGCGCATTCCTAGATGGAGTTATGGAAATATGGACTGACCCCACATATTGTCATGAAGATGTATTTCATTCAAAAATAGCCAGAACGGATGCAAAGAACCACAAAGTAGACCTTGAAAGAAAGAAAAAATATGCGACATTATCTGGAAAAGGTTTGGAATCTGGTTTGAACGGTGAGTATGACGCATATGGTTGGCTGATTCTCGATGATATCCTGGAAGGTATTCAAGATGTATTAAATCCAGATATTCTAAGAAGAAAGCAAATTGTGTTTGACAACAATGTAATGTCACGAAAGAAAGAACAATGTAAATTGATTCTAAATGGTACTATCTGGTCATTGCATGATTTGTATATGGACAGACTATCATTTCTTCAAAATAATCCAGAGGCAAAACACATTAGATATGATGTTCTTAAAATTCCAGCTCTTGATCCAGAAACTGATGAGAGCAATTTTGACTACGATTACGGAGTTGGATTCAGTACAAAATATTATCGTACTATTCGTTCTAAATTTGAAGAAAACGATGATATAGCAGGATGGCTAGCCCAGTATCAGCAGGAACCTATTGAAAGAGATGGCGCTTTATTTAATGCGCAACATATGAATTTTTATAATGGACAACTGCCAGATGAAGAACCATTGAAAGTAGTTTCGGCTTGCGACGTGGCTCTTGGTGGTAGTGATTACCTTGCAATGCCAGTAGCATATGTATATGAAGATGGTTCCGTATATATACACGAAGTAGTATTTGATAACTCTGAAAAGAAATTTACTATGCCAAAAGTTGTATCAGCAATTGTCAATAATAAAGTTACGAATGCTTTTTTTGAAGCCAATGCAGGCGGCGAAGGGTATAAAGATGAAGTAGAAGGAAAGTTGAAGGAGCAAGGGTATCAAACTAATCTTACTTCTAAATATGCGCAACAAATGATTTTGAATAATGGTGGACACGCACCTAAATCTGCAGTGAGAAAAGAACAGAGAATTTGGGATAATGCTGAAAACATTAGAAAATTTTATTTTCTTGATACTGGATATCAAAATGCAGAGTATAGAAAATTTATGAATAATGTCTATTCATTCACAATGACAGGAAAAAATAAGCACGATGACGCACCAGATTCACTCGCTAGCTTAGCAGTATTCTTAAAAAATGGAAGCGGAGTTGGAACAGTAACAGCAACACAGAATCCACTTTGGGGAAGGAGATAGAATATGATGACTGCAACTCAATATTTACGACAGATTGAAAATTATGATAACAGAATCAAAAACAAGCTTATCGAAGAAGAACAGCTCAGTTCTCTTTCCACAAGTGTATCTGCAATCCCTGTTGGAGAAAAGGTACAAACTTCTGTAAAACGTGATCCGATGGGAGATATGATTGCGAAGATATTTGATCTGCGAGAAGAGATTTCAGAAATGATATCTGAATTTTTACAAAAAAGACAAGAAATAGTCCGAACCATAGAACAGGTTGAAGACCCGTTGCTATACAACATACTATTTAAGCATTATGTTGAGTACAAATCATTGGTTCGTATTGCAGATGAGATGGGTTATTCAGAGATTCACATTAAAAAAAAGCATTTAAAAGCCATAGCAGAAGTAAAAAAGATAAAAGGTTTTGAAAGATGATACCGAAGTATACTGAATGATACCACCAATATGTGTAAAATATAAAGTAGAGCATTGGATTGAAATATCCAGTGCTTTTTATTATGTAGAAAGGATGGTTCGGCTCGTGAGAAATACAATGAATTTTGTAGACTTATGCCGAGGAGAATTCGGTAGAAAAGTAGCCTATACAGGCGTTGACCGAATCACTCCGCAAAATGTAGTAAAAGTAGTATCAGATACAATTGGCATACATAATAGAAACCGAACATTGATTGATTACTTGTATCGGTACATGAAAGGCGATCAGCCGATATTGTACCGAAATAAAATAGTCCGTCCAGAAGTTAATAACAGAGTGGTTGAAAATCACGCATTTGAAACTGTAAAATTTAAAGCTGGACAGATTTGTGGAGAGCCAATCCAATATGTATGCAAAAAGAAAAATGCGGATGAAAAAATAAATGAGCAAGTTGACCTACTGAATGATTATCTGGATGAAGCCAATGCAGATGCAAGAAACATCCAAAGGGCAATATACCAGAGTGCAACTGGAACTTCCTATAAGGCTATTCTGAAAGAAGAGGATTGGACAAAAAACGGAGATTTACCACCGTTTAGAATCTTCATTCCGTATCCAGGTGATTGTTACATTGTATACTCACAGAGAAATGGAAAACCAATGCTTTCCGTGCAGATTTTAAAAGATGAAGATGAACAGCAATATTATTTGTGTTATTCAAAGAACCAGTTTTTTGAAATCAAGAATGGAAAAGTAACTAACTACGGCATCAATGGTTTTGGCGGGATTCCAATCGTTGAATGTCCGAATAATCACGACAGACTTTCAGATGTTGAAATTGCAATCACCTTATTTGATGCAATTAATAAATATCAGTCTGATAGATTAAATGGCGTGGAACAGTTTGTGCAAGCCTTTATGAAGTTTAAAAACTGCGAGGTAGATGAAAACGAGTTTTTGAAAATGGTAAAACTTGGTGCTATCTCTGTTAAAGATACTGGAAACGGCTGTCAGTCGGATGTTGAACTAATGACCGCTGAACTGAATCAATCAGAGAGTCAGGTTGCAAAGGATGATATCTACAATAATATGCTGATTGTGGAAGCAATGCCAAACCGCCAAAGCAATAGCGGAGGAGATACAGGAAATGCCGTATACCTTCGCAATGGATGGGATTTTGCAGAGAGAGATGCAAAATTGGTAGAAGCATTCACCAAGGAAGCTGAAAAGGAATCTGCCAGAATTATTCTGAATATTATCCATGGTACATCAAATGATGTTAATATCTCAACCCGAGATTTCGATGTAAAAATAACCAGAAACCCGACAGACAATATGCTTGTAAAAGCACAGGCACTTGATTATCTGTTCAAAAATAAAATTCATCCGCTTATTGCACTGATTACTTGTGGGCTATTTAGTGATCCACAGAAAGTTTATGAAATGAGCCTTCCTTATCTCGGAACAATTTATCCAGAACTGGCAGACCCGGAAGCGGAAATGCAGAAAGCACAGCAATTACTTGACGGAAAGTTTCAAAATCCGTCCAAAACAGAACCAATGGCAAATTCTCCATCTAACGAAGAATGAACCAAATTTCGATTATTTAAGGAGTTTTAGAGAAATCTAAGGCTTCTTTTTTAATACCCAAAATCAAATAAATTGCAACAGCCCGTGAGCGTAAATCGGGTACAGACCATGTGCGGAGCGAACCGTGTTGAAAAAGCGTATTGGACTGGAAGAAAGGAGATTTCAATGACAAGAGAACAGGCAAAACAGGCACTTATCGGTATGGGAGTTGCAGAACCTTCCGAGGAACAGGTTTCTAAGCTTCTTGATTCTATTTCTGCTGAAACTAAGAAAGAGAAAGACAAAAATGTTTCTCTGAAGGAAAAAGCTGAAAAAGCAGATTCCCTGGAAAAAGAGTTGGAAGAGTTGAAAAAGCAGAACATGACCGAAGCAGAACGGCTAGAAGCTGAACGCAAGAAAGAAAAGGAAGCAGTGGATAAGGAGTTAGCTGATTTGAAAGCTGCGCTTGCAGAATCCAACAAAAAAGCCCTTACCAGTGAAATTACTTCTATGTTCGCAAATGCAGGACTTTCAACCGAAACATACGCGAGTGCTATTAAAGCATACGCATCTGCACCGTATGAGAAACCAGAAGATGCAATGAAAGAAGTCGAAACTTTTGTTAAGGGAGTTTCCGAAGCAAATAAAACAGCACTTGATAACGCAAAAGCAGCTTGGGAGAAGGAAGCATTGGAAAACACTCCGAATCCGGGCGGTGGTAGCGGTGGGAAAGCTACAGTAAAAAGTGATGCTGCTGAATTTGCAAAAGCTTACTCAGCAAAAAAGAACCAGGAAACTAAATCAGTGGACGGTAACGCCCCTGTAAATATTTAAGTAAAGGAGATATAAATAATGGCTTTTATGAAAACAGAGCAGTATGAGTCCACTCCAAATATTCTTGAATCCGAGGTCGGACTTGTACTCAAAACCTACACAGCAGACCAGACAAATGCTGAAACAGTTGGAACTAAGAAAATTATCAAAGCAGGTTCCGTATATCCAACAAATGCGACAGGCGCAATCGGCATTGTATTTGAAGATGTTGATATGACAGATGATACCAAGAGACCAATTTCTGTGATTGTCTCAGGACGTGTTCTTGAAAAGAGACTTCCAGTAACAGTTGACACTACTGCAAAAACAGAGCTTGAAAAATCCGGAATTGTTTTTGTAGTCACAGAAGACCCAGTATTTTAAGGAGGTATGACAAATGCCATTTAATATTTTGGAATCAATTACCCAAGAAGAAAGACTTAATTTCTCTCAGAATTTCAGCGTTAAAAGACCAGGTATCCTCGATACCATTTTCCCAGATACAAAAACCCAGTATCTGAAAGCAGAGTATTACAGACTTATGGCTGGACAGAATCTCCCGGAAGTTGCATTCGTCCACGCTCTTGATAGCGAAGCAGAAATCGGCACAAGACCTGGATTTGAAAAAGTCCTGACTGAAAAACTCTTCATTAAGAGAAAAATCAATCAGTCCGAAAACTTACGGCAGGCAATTGAAAACGGTGTGCCGGATAATGAAGCACTGAAAAACTTTGTATTTGATGATGCAGCCAGACTGTTCGAGGGCGTTGTTACAAGAGCAAATGTTATGAAAGGACAGTTCCTTTCCACCGGCGCTGTAACAATCAAAGAGAACCATGTTGACATGGGAATTGACTATGGCGTTCCAGCAAGTGCAAAAGTAACGCTTACTGATTGGTCTAAGCCAGATGCAGATATCATGGGCGATATCCAGAAAATGGTAGCTGTAGCAGAAGGCAATGGCTATGTAGTAAACAAAGCTGTTACTTCTCTTAAAATGATTAACTACATGCGGAACAACACTGCAATGCAGACAGCTGTTCTGGGTGCTGCAAATAAAAGGCTTCTCACAAAGCAGGAGCTTGCCAATCTGCTTATGCAGGAATATGGAATCACAATTGATCGTTGTGATGAGAACTTTAATTTCAGAAAAGCAGATGGAACCCTGAAAACAGCCAGATACCTCAAAGAGGATGTATTTACTCTGTATGAAGCAGATGCTAACGGTTCTTTCGGTGTTGGCCTCTGGGGTGTGACACCAGAAGAGCTTGAATACAGACAGTTTATACAGGAAGAGAACCGTTCTTTCGTAACTCTTTCCATGTGGGCTACACCAGACCCAGTTGCAGTATGGACAAAAGCATCCGGTATGTTCGTCCCTGTTGCACCAAAAGCAAACGGTGGTATCGTGATCGGTACCAAAGCGGGGGAATAACCGGGCATAGTCTCGATGAAAACAGCCAGTCACCATCTGTAGCAAGTGTGAATGATACATCAACACACAAGTATACAGAAAGCGAGTTGTCTAATATGACTGTATCTCAGTTAAGACAACTTGCAAGTGATAACGGCTATGCCCTGGCAGCAACTAATAAGGCTGGAATAATATCAGAGATTTTATCTCAGCAAAGGTAGGTGATTAAATGGACGAACAGCTTATAGAGGACTTGACAAATTATCTTGAAGATGATGCAGAAACTGCGAGGATGATTCCTCTTTCAGCAAAGAGGGCTATTCGTTCATTTAAGAAGAAAAGGAATTATCCTTCATCTTACAGTGATGAGAAAATAAATTCCGATATGGAAAACTGCTATGATTGCATTTTTGATTTGGCTCTTTTCTTTCTGGTGAAACAGGGAGCTGAATTTCAAGGATCACATTCCGAATCTTCTGTAAACAGAAATTGGACTTCTGAAACTGAAATATATGTAAATCATGGTGTTTTTCCATTTATCGGATTCTAAGATGGTGTGTGCGTGATACGTCAATCCTCCCACGTATCGCAGGGGTGCTTCAATTTAGGTGGGTAGAAGCAATATCTTAAAAAATGGGAGTGATGGAAAGGAATAGCGATGGGATGTGAACACGAGTGTATCAACGAACACCGCTTGAAAGAATTGGAAAGTGCCGTCCATGAGATGAAAGAAAAGCATTCCAAAAGGGATGGAGTTTTTTTTGAACGTATCAATGCGCTGGAACAGAAAATTGCTTTATACAACAATGACCTGGGGCACATCAAAGATACAGTTGACGAAATGAACGACAATTTAAAATCACTCATGGAAAAGCCAGGAAAGTTACAGGACAAAATAATTGCTTATGTCATAACTGGCATAATTGGTATTGTTTTAGGCTTTGCCCTAAAAGGCATTTTCCCGGTGTAAATATTGATTCCACTAACAGGGAGGACAGTGGAATGGATGATTATAAAGACTTTTCAGAAGATGAAAGAATCTTCTATTTGCGTGAAGCTGGATTTGATTCCAGAGAAAAGGAGTTATTCCGATTGCGTGTTTATGAAGAAAAAACGCTTGCTGAAGCTTCAGAAATCATGGGCTACAGCACGAGAACCGTAGACCGCATAAACAGAAAATTAAAAAAGAAAATTATGAAAGTTGCCCCGATGTATTGTCGGGGCTTTTCTTTGTATTCATAGAAAATGGCGTATTTATGGCGTTATCATGGCGTGTTAATCAACCTCTTATTATTGTAAAATATAGTTATAAAAACAAGGGAGGTTTGAGATATGCAGTATGGAAGTCCTTATTTTGCGCAACCATTTCAGCAAATACAGCCGTATCAAGATAGATTAGCGCAATTACAGAATAGTTATCAGCAGGTAATGCCATACGGACAGGCACAAATTCAACAACCAATGCCACAAGTACCGCAAATTCCCATGTTACAAGGGCAGATGGTAGATGGCATTGATACTGTAAAGGCAAAAGATGTAGATATGTCTGGAAGCCCTGTTTATTATCCAAAAACTGACGGTACAGAAATATATAGAAAACAATTACAGTCAGATGGAAGAAGTAGAATTTTTGTTTATCGACTTATAAATCCGGAAGAACAACAGCAACCAAAGGCAGAAGAAAAACCGATTGGCATAGAAGCTATGTTTAATCAGCTTCGGAACGATGTTTGTTCTGAGATATCCGAAATAAAGAGTATGTTCCCGACATTTATATCGGGAACACCGGAACCCAAGCAGAATGGAGGTAAACAGAGATGATGAATCCAATGCAACTTATGCAGATGATACGTGGTGGAGGGAATCCTCAACAAGCCATAATCAATATGATGAAACAGCAATCTGGAAATAATCCTGTAATTGACAATGCAATTAACATGATGGAAAAAGGTGATAATGCAGGAATTGAAAAACTTGCAAGAAATCTTTGTAAAGAAAGAAATATTAATCCAGACGATATACTGTCGCAGGTTAAGAACCAGTTTGGAATAAAATAAATTCGCTACAATAATTAAAAGAGCCGCGGTCTTTTGATTTTGTATAAATTACAAAAATCAATAAGGAGGTAATCGCTATGATGAATGGTGGATTATCAGCAAGCGATGTCGCTGTATTAAGCGGCTCTAATAACCGTGCAGATGAAGGCTATGGCTTTGGCGGTGGCTGGGCATGGTGGATTATTATATTGCTCATCTTCGGTTGGGGCGGTTTCGGCGGCTTTGGCGGCTGGGGTGGCAATGGTGGAAACGGTGCGAACGGTGCCGGCTTCCAAGGATGGGCTACCCGTTCAGATATTAATGAGGAATTCGCCCTTAATGATATTCAGAATGGTATCAGAGGTATTCAGCAGGGCATTTGTGATAGCACATATGCGCTTAACAATACCATGCAGAGCGGTTTCAACGGCGTGAACGTCGGAATGCTTCAAGGTTTTAATGGCGTTCAGCAGGCAATCAATGCTGATACTGTAGCCGGTATGCAGAATACCAATGCATTACAGTCTCAGTTAGCAAATTGTTGCTGCGAGACTAGAGAAGCTATCCAGGGTATCAACTATAACCTGGCTACCAACACTTGTGCATTGCAGAATACAATGAACAACAACACCAGAGACCTTCTGGAAAATCAGAACAGCAACACGAGAGCGCTGTTAGATTTCTTAACTCAGGATAAGATTGCAACATTACAGGCAGAGAATTCTGATCTGAAACGTGCTGCTTCCCAGGATCGCCAGTCTGCATTGCTTACAACTGCAATGGCTTCTCAGACACAGCAGTTAATCAATGCAATCAATCCTGCTCCGATTCCTGCATTCCAGGTTCCAGCTCCATATGCATATGCAGGATGTAATACATATGGTAACGGTTGTTGCTAAGTAACTCACCCTTAGAGGTTGACTAATTCTAAGAGGTGGGTTACGGCTCACCTCTTATTGATTGAGAGGTAAAAAAATATGGCATGTAAGAATGTTTGTAAGCTCTGTAATCACCTTGTGCTCTCTACTGCAATTGCATTCACAGGTGGAAATCTTGTGGTTACTATCCCGGAAGGAAGCTACAATAATGGAGAAAAATACTGCATTGTTTTAGCACAATCTATTCCAAATACAACCACAATTACCGCCCCAGTGATGATTCAGATAGGAACAGGAACAACATTGTATCCGCTAGAGAATCGTTGCTGCGCACAGGTAACAGCATGTGGTGTCAGAACAAGAACAAAATACGCAACCAGAGTTGTAACAAGTGCTACTGGTGGAGTGTTCAAAATGTTAGGAAACCCGGCATGTAGCCCGAATAACAATCTGACTGCAATCAATGGTACAGCCCCAACGACAGAAGCACCTGTTACGCAGGCTGTTAGAAAGGGGGCACTGTAATGCATAAAGTTGCAATGGAAATGGGAAAATGGGCTATGGAAAAAGCCAAAACACATGGCTTCGATAATCTCAGTTCTCAAGATTGGGACGATTTGAAAGATTGCATGGAATCCGTAAAGTGCGCGATTTGTGCAGATAAAGATTACAGAATCGTAGAAGCTATGGACGAATGCGAACAGGAAGAAAAGTATCTTGGACGCATGGGCTATGACCGTTACCGCTATTCAAATGGGCGTTTCGCTCCAAAAGGTAGGGGAACCAGAAAAGGCTATAGACCGTATCTGTATATGCAGGATGATGACTGGATGGATGAGTATTTAAACAATCCAGAATTTGAGCGCAATATGTACCGCATGGGATATCATCCAGATCGTAGTGATATGGAAAATGATGGTATGAATATGAATTGGAAGAAGTCCAGATACGGAGAATCTTATGATAAATACGATGAGAATCGTAGGCACTATCATGATTCCAAAGACACGGAATCCAAAAGAAAAATGGATGATTCCATGAAAGAGTACACATCTGACATTATCCGTAATCTTACTGAGATGTGGTCTGATGCAGATGCAACGCTCAGACAGCAGATGAAAACTGACCTGAGCAGACTTGTACAGCAGATGAACTAAAGCAATAAATGAATTAAGTCCTTGTCGCAAATTAATGCGGCAGGGGCTTTTTTCGTAGAAAGGATGGTGAGAAACCATGCTGAAACAATTCTATATGAACGGGGACTTATGGAGAGTTCACTTTGTTTCTCCCCATGATAATGTTTTGATTGACCGTACAGGGCAGAGGACACTTGCTGTATCTGATTATTCCACAATGATAATTTCAATTGCAAATAATCTGCATGGAGAGCTTCTGAACCGTGTGTTTGTCCATGAGTTAGGGCATTGCGTGATGTTCAGCTACGGCCTATTACCAGAACTTCACCGTATGATTAAAAAACGATATTGGGTTGATGCAGAGGAATTTGTATGCAATATTCTGGCAGACTACGGCCATTTCGTGATTGGAACAGCCAGAGATATTTTGGGAAACCAATTCACATATGTAGCACCTGTTGGAGCAGAAAGGATGATTGCATGAGAGTATTAAGATTTATTGTAAATAATCAAAGAATTTATCCAGATCCCAAGTGTGATTTCTCTGGACTGGTAAAGGGCACGACTGGATATCTTAAAGCATTGTTTATCTTTTCACCAGAGTGGAACGGATGTAAAACAGCTGCTTCATTTTGGAGAATGGAAAGAGAATACCCAGTAATACTGAAAAACAATCAATGTGAAATTCCGCCAGAAGCCCTTACTTGGGATTATTTTTCTGTATCTGTCACCGGAGTGAAAGATAACGGAAAATACATTATAACTACTGGTAAAACCAAAGTATCACAGAGGGGGTAGAACATGGCAACAGCACTTGATTTACTTATGAGCGCAAAAGAAGATGTTAATTTGCTTTCTGAAGAATCCGATATATGCACAATTGATGCTAAGACAAGGGTTATTTTCGTGCCCTCTACAATCGTAGTTGGTGGGGTGCAATCTGACAAGAATGCAGAACGTATAAAATTTTCATGTCCCAAAATTGTAGGAGATAATCTTGATTTATCCAAATTTTCAGTCAGAATTAACTTTGAAAACGTAAGCAGTGTGGATTTTAATGTTTCTATCAAAGACCAATACATTTGTGATGATGTAGCTGTAGATGGCGAAAATGTAACTTTTTCTTGGTTGATTGGAAGAAATGCAGCAAGGTATATGGGAACGGTGCGTTTTATTGTTTGCGCTGTTAAAACGGATTCCGATTCAAATATTAGTGTTGAATGGAATACCGCAATAGCGGAAGTACCAGTGCTAGAGGGTATCGAGATTGATCAACCACAGATAGGACAGGAAGAAAAAGATGTTATAAATCAGCTTTTGGAGCTTACTAAAAACACATCTGCGGAAGCTGTTCAAAATGTAAATTCCACAAAAGAACAAGCTATTAAGGACATCCAGAGTGTATCACAGCCAGACACTACATTGACTATAGAAGGCGGGCTTGCAGAAGCAAAAGCAACGGGAGAAGCTATTGGCTCGCTAAAGGAAGATATAGCTACGTTCACAGGCTTAAAAAATGCAAATGGTGAGGAACTGTGGGAGAGAAAGGGCATTTGGAATGGTGATAAAGGCAATTCATCTCAACGAATTACAACCATAAATTATATAGCAGAAGATGTTGAATGCGTTGTTGCTTTAAATGGCTACGTTTTTAATTTATGGGGGTATGACGAACACAATACGTCTGTAGGGTGCTGGAACGGTAATTCGTTTGTAAATGGAAACCAAAATATTACATCTGCGGATTTGGTTTCAATTAGAAAAATGTACCCATCATACCATTTCTATTTAGTATTATGGATAAATAATGATATAGAAATAACAACAAGTGCTTATGTTAACGCTATTTTTGTAAAGGGCGTTCCAAAATGGGTTCAGTATTTAGATAATTCAGTAGAATTATTTAAAAGTTCAACGGATTTTCTTTTTTCAAGTACCTATAAAACAATTCTAAGTGATGCAAACAACGCTACAAAAGGCTATTACTATTGCTACTTTAATACATCGGAAATCGCAGACGGAAAATGCACTAAAAATTTACCCGTGTATGGTATGACATTAAGTGGATGCTTATTCTCGTTCTTAAATACACAGTTAAAAGGTGGATGCTACCAATTTTTCTTAAATTCTTCGGATAATACTTTATGGTTTAGATATAATAATGGTTCGACATGGTTAGAATGGAAGAGATTGAATAACTGTAAAAATATTGTTGAAGTGTCAATAACAGGCGAAAAAATGTTTTCATCAATAGGTAAAGCGGTTAACTACGCTTCTTCTTTCGCTACTAAATCGAACCCTGTAACCATTAAAATATACCCAGGTGTTTACAACGAAACAGTAAGCATTCAAAATAAAAATATTTCGCTTATTGGCACTAATAAAAAAGATTGCATAATAATGAATGACAAAGGTGGATATGATGATGCACCTATATTTGCAAGTGGCAATTTTTATATTTCAAATTTGACAATTAAAGCGACACATGATGGTACACCTAATTTTGTTGAAAACAGAAGGGATGATTACACCATAGGAGCTTATGGCGTACATGTTGACAACGCTGATTATTCAGACGAAACAGAAAAAAAGGGTATAATTGAAAATTGTATTATATATTCAGCTCAAAACCAAGCTGTAGGAATTGGGATGGCTAAAAATTGTAAATACATTATTAGAAATTGTGAGCTAATAAATGATACGCCCGATAGAATGTATGAACTCTACAGCAGACCGCTGAAAACAGGAGCACTGGGGTGTCACAGAGGATATTTCGATGGTTCTAATTATTACCAAATCTTAGAAGTATCTAACTGTATATTAAAAGTAAATAAGGGCGTATCAATCCAACTTGGCCCTTTTACAAAAGAAGGTACTGGTATGGAGGAACATTTTTACAACAATATGCTTTGGAGTGGGACATTGGGTAAAAGTGATAGTGCAATAGGAACATACCAAGAAAAACCTTACACATCTTATGAACTATCAGAAGATTGCTATGGTAACAACGTATCAGCATTAAATAATTAACTAAATAGGGCTTTAGTTAAGCAACCAAATTTAAGAAAGAGAGGAAATATGAGAGGATTAGTCCGTCAAAAGCAAAAAGTATATTGGTCTCGAATTACTGAAAAAACGCAAGGATTAGACCGTATTAAAGTTTATGAGAAACCAGTTCTATACTCTTTTTCTGTATCATCTACAGCCGGAACACCAGAAGAAATTGCAGCTGGAATAGTGCCAGATTATGACAGATACATTACAAGCTTTAATCGAAATTTCCACCCACAGGAAGCGGACATATTTTGGATAGATAGAATTCCACAAATAAGCGAGGACGGAAGCCTTATTTTGAACAAAGATGAAGAGCCCACAGTATTGCCAGACTACACACTAAAGAAGATTTTAGACACACAAAAAGGCAATATTGCCAGATACGGAATTTCTAAAAGAGGAAACGAAGATGGGTAAGACAATAAAGTGTACCTTATCACAGAAATCAATCCAAAAAGCTATTGATGAAATAAAAAATTATCAAAAATCTTTAAGGAACAAAAATGAAATTTTCATAAAAAGATTATGTGAATTAGGGATTCCAGTTATTGACCAAAATATTTTGGCAGCACAAGGCGATTCTGATAAGAACCACAATACTTACATCAAAATTAACAGTTTTGGGGACTATGCAGAAGCCCATTTAATATGCGAAGGCAAAAGCATTTTATTCATTGAATTCGGCGCTGGTATTTACCACAATGGTGCAGCCGGTTCTAGCCCACATCCAAAAGGAGAAGAATTTGGTTATACAATCGGTTCTTACGGACAAGGAAAAGGAAAAAACGATTCCTGGGTATATATTTCTGATTCCGGCGAATGGGTACGTTCTTACGGTACAGAAGCTACAATGCCAATGTATAAGGCAAGCGTAGAAATCATTCAGAATATCCGTAAAATTGCTAAAGAAGCGTTCTCTTCTTAAAGAAGATACCATAATATACTGAATGATACTAAACAATTATGTTATCATTACAGTGTTAAATTGTAGTATAAAATGCAATGCGTTCACTATAAAGGTGAGTGCATTTTTTTATTGTGAGGTGACAGATATGCCAGACACAATAGAATCTCCTGTATTAGAAGTTTTTTCAAGATGGGGAGCGGCTGTTTCTAAGATTACTGGCGCAGACAATTATTCCATGGATGGCAGTGAAACAAATGCTTCCGGTAAAAAAGCATATGCACAGCTTTATATGCTTGGTAATCCAATTACAAGAGGTGACCTTGAAGGGGATGAATGTGCAACAATGCCATCATTTCAAGTAAATTGCTTCACATCTGGTAGCAAAGCATTAACCAGAGTGTATGAATTGGACAAAATAAGTCACAAAGCTATGGTGAGCATGGGATTCCGTCGTACATATGGACCGGAGCCTATGTTTTTTGGTGACAGTGGAATCAAAAAGCTTGTAAGCCGATACAGCCGAATATATACAGGAACCTTATTAGATTAGGAGCAGAAATGCTTCTATTTTTTTACCCAAAAATATGAAAGGAGAACGCCAAATGAAAGCAGACAAATTACTTTGGCTGAAAGCAGCAGGAATTAGAGCTGTAAAAACAGTCGCACAAACAGCAATAGCAACCATCGGAACCGCAACTGTAATTGGCAGTGTTGACTGGAAAATGGTTTTATCCGCGTCTTTACTTTCCGGCTTTTTATCACTGCTTACATCTGTAGCAGGATTACCAGAACTGAAAACAGACAAAGAAGAGTAGAAAGGCGGTGATCCGCTATCTCCCGGCACAGGGTTACGTGCATAAAGCTTAAATTAAAGAAAGGAGCCTATTAAAATGGCAGATTTAACAACACTTGGCGTAACTTTTCATTACGGTGTTGAAACCGTTAAAGGAACGAAGCCAACTGCATTCACCTGGTTAAAAAGATGTAGTTCTATTGGTGGAATTTCTCTTGATACAGAACAGATTGACGTATCCGCACTCGAAGACTTCATTACACAGTACGCATCTGGTAGACAGGATACTGGTGGTACTTGGGATGTAACCTTCAATCTTAACGCTGATGTTATCACGGCGCTCAAGAAACTTATGTCCGATGCGGCAACAGGAAAGTCAAAAGGATTTAGAGTTTGGTTTGAAGTTGTATTTCCAGACCTCGCTGATGCATTCTTTGTTATCGCAGACCCAGGGAAAAATATTCCATTATCTGATATTGGACAGAATGAAGCAGCAACAATTCCGCTGTCCCTCATTATTCAAGAGTATAAAGGCCTTGATACAAAAGTTGTTTCTGACGAACTTACGCAGGCTTTAGATACCGCAAAAGCAGTAGCAGATTCCACAGGTGCAATGACACTTAACTAATAAAATATATCGGGAGGATTATAAAATGGTAACTTTCAATGTACATGGAAAAGAATATAAGGTTGTATTTGGATACGGACTTCTTACAAAAACAGATGTGCTAGACAAGGTACAGGGGATTACAGATGGAAAAGAGAGAAGTCTTCAGAAGATGATTTCTCTTCTCCCGGAACTGCTTCTTGCCGGACTTCAAAAGAAGCACAAGGAAGAGTTTGGGTATGAAAGTGATTCTGAAAAAGAAGCTGCTCTTGATAAAGTCTGTGACCTTTTGGATGATTACGAAGATGAAGGAACTGAGGAAAATCCAAAAAGCGGATTTGATTTATACCGACTTCTCGACAAAGAATTGGAGAAAAATGGTTTTTTATCCGGTCTGCTGAATGCAGTAGCAGAAGCACAGGCAGTGGAGAAGAATGCAACGAAGCTTCCGCAGGATCACAAAAAGAAAAATTAACTTTTCGAGAAGCTGTTTACCAAGAGATTCTTCCTTTATACCTCTCTATTGGCGTATCTAAAGAAGAATTTATGGATTCTACACCAGCTGAATTAAAACCTTATCTCGAAGCTGAAAAGATACGCCAAAAGAGGAAAGACGCCGAGCTTTGGCAAGCGGGCATTTATGAAACATCAGCCACATTCACAGCTGTTGCAAATGCTTTAATGGGAAAAAAATCCAAGGCAGAGTATTTGAAAAAACCTTTACTAGAATCAGCAGAGGAAGAAAAGCGTAAACAGGAAGGCATACTTTCTGAAGAAGAAAAGAAAAAACAGAGAAACGCACTTTTGGCAAGCTTGCAACTCATGCAGGCAAGCTTTGAGCTTAACCATGAAAAGGGCAGGCAGGATGAATAAGTCTTGTCTGCCCTTTATTTTTTTGTAAAAAAGGAGGGACAAATAAAATGGCTGACAATACCATTGATACCCTTGATATACAGATTAGCAGTAGTACAGAAAAAGCAGTACGTGCGCTGACTAATCTTTCAAACAAACTCACAGAAGTTAATTCCGCATTAAGCGGAGTTAATACAAACGGATTGCGTAGTTGTGTAAGGGAACTTGGAAAACTAAAAGAACTTGATATAGGGAAAATGACAAGCATTGCTGATGGAATTGGAAAATTCTCAAATTCCATAAAGACAATGGGTGGAGTAGATTATAAAGGCTCTGGTCTGAATGCAGTTATCAACTCAATAAACAGGCTTAGCCAGGTTGATGTTAGTGGATTTGATTCTGGGAAACTCGGAGAAATAATCCATCAATTAAGCAATTTGGCAGAGATTCCAGATGTATCTACCAGTGTTAATCGTTTTGTCAATTCAATGGCTAGACTAGCCAATTCTGGTGAATATATTGCAAATGTATCCGCTGAATTACCTGCATTGGGAAGCAGTTTAAGAATTATCACAGAAAGCTTTATTGGTGTTGATGGAATTTCGGATTCTGCAAATAGATTTGTACAATCCATCTCACAATTGGCAAGTGCTGGTGGTAAAATTGCTCAATCTTCTGGACAACTTGGGACATTAGCAAATGAAGTATTGTCGTTCTTCAATGTAATGAAATCAGCACCAAAAATTAGTGAAAATACAATAAGAATGACAGAAGCTTTGGCACAGTTAGCTACTGCAAGTGGAAAAATAAATAAAGCCACAAATTCTCTTTCGAATTCTTTTTCGAGATTATCAAATTCCACAAATGGATTTGGAAATGCTGGAAGAAGGTTATCCTCCATAATTGGAGCTGCAAGTTCTGCTTTAACTGGATTTGGAAATAATGCAAATGCAACTTCAAAAAAAGTTGGTTCATTAACTTCACAGTTTGCTGGATTATATGCGAAATTCTTCACAGTAACAAGGGGAATTAAAGCACTTTGGAATTCTGTAGAATCTGCGTCTGATTACGTAGAAACTTTGAATTATTTTAACTCTGCGTTCGATCAAGTTACTGACGGATTAGATATCAGCAAGTGGAAGGATGCAGGAGTAAAATCCGCTGAGGAATATGTTGGTTCTTTTGAAAAACGTGCAAAAGAACTAACAAAGAAAATGACTGGATTTGAAGTGTCTGATGCAGGTGATCTGACTAGAACAAAAGGCGCTAGCCTTGGACTTGATCCAAAACAAACGATGAACTATCAAGCTACTTATGCACAGATGGCGTCATCAATGGGGGCAACAGCAGATGCATCAACTAAGGTTTCACAAGTTTTAACAGAAATTGGAGCTGACCTTGCATCTGTAAAAAATCTTGAGTTCGATGATGTTTGGAACGATATGGCATCCGGCATAACCGGAATGAGCAGGGCACTTGATAAATACGGTATTAATATTCGTGTAGCAAATTTACAACAGGAACTTTATAACCTTGGAATTGACGCTACTGTATCAAGTCTAAGTCAATCAGATAAAGCTATATTAAGAACAATTACAATATTAAATAGTTCTAAATATGCATGGGGCGACCTGGCAAATACGATTAATCAACCGGCAAACCAACTTAGATTACTGCAATCTAACTTCGCCGCACTTTCAAGGACAATAGGCTCGTTATTCATTCCGATTATCTCAAAGGTTCTTCCATATATGAATGCCTTTGTTATTGCAATTCAAAGAGCTTTTTCGTGGGTTGGAAAACTTTTAGGTGTCAAAATGTCCGATTATGTTGCTTCCACAGGAAGTGCCGCAGTTGATATGGGAAGTATTGCAGATAGTACAGAAGATGCAGCTTCCGGGCTTGACAAAACAAATGACAATGCGAAGAAATTACAAAAAACTCTTTCTGTGCTTTCATTTGATGAATTAAATCAATTAAATGATGCAAAAGTTAGCAATTCTTCCGGCTCTTCCGGAAGTGGAGGCGGTGCGAGTGCACACCTTCCAGAACTGGATGCTGCATTAGATAAAGCCCTGTCAGAGTATCAAGCTGCATGGGATAAAGCTTTTGAAGAAATGAATAATAAGGCAAATGATACCGCTGATCAGATTGTAGCTGTATTTAAAAAAATTCGTAAAGCGGCTAAACCAACAACTGCATCAATCAAGAAACTTTATGATGAAGGTCTTAGCAAGCTTGGAAACTTCTCTATTACAGCTCTGAAAGATTTGTGGAATAATTATCTGAAACCAATTGGATTATGGATGTTATCTGACAATTCCGGGCTTCCTCGATTCTTTAATATTACGAATGATTTACTAAATAAAATCAATTGGGGTAAACTGAATAGCTCGCTTTCCGGTTTCTTTACAATGCTTCAAAAGCCAACAAAATTTGTTTGGACTGGTCTTATGGATTTCTATGAGAAATTCTTAGTGCCGGTAGGTACATGGACAATGAATAGTGCAATCCCGGAACTTGTTGACGCATTAACAAATTTCGGAAACAACATTCACTGGGACGAACTTAATTCGGCATTGAAAAACTTCTGGGATGCACTTGCGCCATTTGCACAAAATGTTGGACAGGGAATTGTTGACTTCTTCAAAGATTTGCTCGATGTTGGAGAAAATTTCATCAATACAACGCTTCCTGGAGGCTTGAACTCAATTGCCGATGCAATAAAGAATATCAGCCCGGAAACTGCACAGGCAATTGGAAAAGGACTTGGACAAATCTCCATTGCAATCCTTGGATTCAAAGGATTAACCTTTATTGGTGGAATCATCGGAAAAGACAGCCCATTAGGAAAAGGACTTGCTTTATTGGCAAAACATCCTTATGCGTCAATGGCACTTGGCATCGGTGGAATTGTACTTGCGCTTGATAATTTCGGAGTTATTGATGTTGACTGGGAGTGGATTTGGAGTAGTGTTGACAGGGTTAAATCAGCTCTTCAGAGCTTTATAGATAATGTTGATTGGGAAGCTCTCGGCACGGCTCTTGGGAATCTCTGGGATGCGTTTCAGCCTTTCGCAGAGGGATTTGCAGATGCGCTAATCACTGGGCTTGAAGGAGTAATTAATATCGGAGCGGACTTAATCAACGGTATCGCAAATGCTATTAATTGGCTTTCCGAGAAGTTAAGCGGAGTTGATCCAGAATTTATAAAACAAGTCGGTGCTGCATTCGGAACATTGTTTGCGATCAAAATAGCCAAGGATATTGCTACAAAAATCTTTTCCTTTGCAAGTGGAATCGGTTCATTAGCTTCAAAACTTTTAAATTTCCCACTTGATACCGCATCTTCTCTTCCTACTATCATCGGTGATATTGGTGGAGCAGCGGAAACGGCTGGAAATGGCGGGTTTACTACACTTGCAGAAAAGATAAAAAATCTCGGTGATGTCGCACAAACAGCTGGTGGACAATTCCAAGGATTTTGGGGATACGCAACTAATATGGGTGCGACTGCATTTGTCATGGAAGGACTTGGACAGGTAAAAAAAGCTATGGACTTTAAAGACTCCACAGCTGACGCATTTAACGATTTTGAAGTTGTTAGAAAAGCATTAAAAATCCTTGAAGACCAAACTGGAATTTCCGGGGATAAATTTATCGGTCTTGGCGGTGATTTAAAAAATGTGAAAGACAATGCATTTGATTTTGATGGACAGCTCCAAACCGTAGAAACATCACTTGAAAATCTTGGAATTTCTTCCGATACATTTAAGCAAGCATTAAAACAGGCAATGGAAGAATCCGATACTTCTACAAATTCTCATGTAAGTAATATTAATGAATATATCGGTACGATGGGGACAGAATTTGATAATGCGAAATCTGCATTAGAAAGACTTTCAAATCAAGCAGTAATCACTCCAACGCAGTTTGATGAATTAAGTGCTGTCCTTCAGCAACAAGAATCATCTGGTGCAACAGCCAGAGCCGCATTCCAAGCCTTGATGGATAAAATGGCAGAGATGGGAATTGACACAGGAAAAGTTATTAAAGCTTTTTCAGAAGATGTTCCAAAATCTTCATCAACAATGAGCAAATCAGTGGAAACAGCTACGAAATCCATTTCTTCAAACTCTAAGACTGGTTTTGGAATAGCCAGTGCAGCTGTAAGCACGGCAATGGCTGGGATGAAAAAAAGCACAGAAAGCACAATGCCTTCCATTTGGTCGAAGATAAAGAACACGAATGATGATGTTGAAACCAACTCTAAAACCAATTGGGAAAATTCTGCAAGTGCTGTATCGACAGCCCTCGGAACCATGGATACCGATACCAAAGATATAATGGGTAAGGTTATGACCACCATTCAAAGCTATTGGTCTTCTGTTCTTATCAATACAAACCAGATTTGGGAAAAGGCTTCTGGCAAGGTCGATAAAGAGACCGAAAAAATGAAAACTTATACAGAATCTAATTTGTCTGGAATTTCGGATAAAATCAAAAGACTATTTAATGTTAATCTTACATCAATTGGTCGGGAAACTGCTCAATCATTCGCTGATGGCATGAAACAAGTACATTTACCAACTCTGACTTATTATATTTCAGAGTGGAGAAAACATGATCTTGGCGGTGGGAAAACCAGTTCTACACCAGTTTACAAGCCTAATTGGTATGCCAAAGGTGGTCTTTTTAATGGTGCACAAGTAATTGGTATCGGTGAAGCTGGTACCGAGGCAGTTCTTCCACTGGAAAATCCACGAACCATGAAGAAGATTGCAGACAGCATTGTTTCCAGTTCGGACGGAAGCATGGGACTTACAAAAGAAGAAATGACAAAAGCAGTAGCACAGGGAGTTGCAATGGCAATGAGCATGAACAGCGGAAGCAAAAATCCGCAGTACATTATGAACAGCATTATTCTGGACGGAAGTGAGATTGCGAAAGCAGTAACAAAAGCTCAGAATGATACGAATAGCCGTTTCAAACCATCCCCGGCATATTGATTTTTGACTGATTGTGTGGTATAATTTTCTCAATGAAGAAGTACACACGGTCTTGATTTTTGAGCCGCTAAGAAGAAATTAATATTTCTCAATTTTGAGGAATTTTTTGTCTTACTTGGCGGCTCTTTTTTATTTTATCCATCAATATAAGGAGGAATGGAGAATGTTGGTAGAAGTTATGATGATTGGAAAAGTAGAAACCAGTATTGTAACAAGCCTAGATATTGCGGAGACATTTGGGAAAGAACATAAAAGGGTTTTGCAAGATATAAGAGAACTTGAATGCAGTGAGGATTTTAGAAGGCACAATTTCGTGCAGTCCTCTTACGTCAATTGTCAAAATAAGAAACAGCCAATGTACTATGTAACCAGAGACGGATTTACACTTTTAGCTATGGGCTATACTGGCGAAAAAGCAATGAAATTCAAAGAGGGCTATATTCGGCAGTTCAATGCAATGGAAAAGCTCCTTATTGGAAAAATCAAAGAACGTGAAAAAGGAATTGCAGTAAGGCAAGCGTTTACCAAGGCAATTCAACAATCTTCTGAAAATGAAAGAATGCATGGACACGCCTATTCTACATATACGGACGTTATTTACAAGTCCATATTTGGTAAAAACGCTAAGCAGCTGAGAGAAGATTTTGGAATCTCCAGAAAAGAAAGTATGAGAGATTATTTTTCAGAAGAAGAGTTGGTGAAAGTTCAGAACGCAGAAATGCTTGTGAGCGCATTAGTCGGATATGGCTGGGGATATAACGAAATAAAAGAATTTATTCTGAATAAAGGAATTAATAAAATTGCGGCATAAATTTTGATCTTTTAGACAGCTCGCATTTAAAATGAGGTCTGGAAAGGTTCGATTTAAAATGGAACCTTTTTCACAGGGAGGAATATCATGTCATATAAAAATTACATCTTAATTCAAAAACATTTATTCCGTAGCGAATACATTTTCGCAGATACAGAAGAGTATCTGGCAGACCAACTTTTTAAGAATGAGAAAATTAGAGTGAATTTCGGAAAAGAATTTGGACATACAGAAGAGAAGTATCTTCTAATTTCCTGTAAAATCTGGAATAAAGACCAAGGCAAGTTTTTTAGAGCCATGGAAAAACTGAGGAATAAAATGCCACTGGTCGGGAAAACCGACTATGAGGAATTTTGCAAGGAAACATTCAAAATGTTTGATTAATTAATTTCGGTAAAACCAGTGGGCTAGGTTGGCCGCCGAAAAGCGTAATTCCATGATACGTCTGTCCACTGTTTTTATAAATCATGGGTCTGCGACAAGAAAGTAGTCGCGCATTAACGACATGGAGGTTATCTAATATGAATTCTGAAATCAGAGAAATATCCCAAGAAGAAATAAAAGCGAGAGTAGCGTTTCTTTCATCCGCAAAATGTAATCATACACCACACAAATATATTGATATTGCTGGTGGATTGATTGAGGGTACGCTATTATCAAGAATTTTATATTGGTTTTCTGAGGATAAAAATAAAAGAAGAAAAGTGCGCATTTTTAAAGACGGCCATTATTGGATTGCAAAACAGAGAAAAGATTGGCAAGAAGAAATTAGAATTACAGAACGCCAATACGATAAGGCAATTAAAGAACTGAAAAATAGAGGGTTTGTTGAACTCGCAAAATATAAGTTTAATTCCATGCCTACAGTACATATTCGCCCATTGTGGGAAAATATCAATAAGGCTGTTGCTGTTTGGGAAAGTGAACTTGAAAAAGAAATTGTTTCCGAATTTCAAAATGAAGCAAACGGGAATAACGAAAAATGTAATTCCCAAGGGAATGACGAAAAATGTAATTCGGGAATTACAGAAGGAAGCACTTCTTTAACATTACCTACTAACAATGATTATCATAATAACAATGATTACTTTCAAGAGAAAACAGAACCAGACTTTATTGATAATAAAGAAAAAAAGACTTTATCTTATACAGATAAAGATAATCAGACTTCTGCTCCTAATAATTATAATAAATTAAATATATATAATATACCTCCTAGAACCAAGGAGCAGAAAGCCAACCGCTATAATTTTAGGAACCAATCATCTCTCTTAGATTATAAAGACGAGGATGTTGAGAAATTGGTAACCGAAATATACGAAAGCATTTACGGAGCCAAAGAGAATATTTTTGAAGACCATGACATTTGCTTATCTATATTTTTGATTAAGGAGTTTTTTAAGAAATATCAAAAATACCGTGAAGAGAAACATCCGATGGTTACACAAAGCCAAGCTGAAAATATTCTGAAAATGATACGCAATCCAGATACAGATATGGCAAAAGATGATTTAGTAGACGATAAAGAGGAACCACTGTTCTATCTTGACATGATGGAGGAACATTTTAAGACAAAGTGGGGGAAAAGAAACGGAGGAGATTTTGATTATAGAATCATGTTATTCTTTAAAGACACCACACAAAATATGCTATATCAAAGAGTGAAAAAGAACAGGGAGGACATGCTATGATATTTTGGCTATCAGTAATCATTTTTGCATTCGGCGTTGTTATTCTGATTGGAAATAGAATAGGCGAATCTTTAAGCTACGAATATGAGTATTCAAGTGTGAGTGGATTTATATTGTCTTTTGGAGTGGTAATTTCTTTCATCAGTGTAGTATGGTTCCTGGTAGCTGGATTGATTTTACTACTTACTCAAACCAATATTACCGCCACCAGACAGGCAAATGCCGAGAAATACAAAGCATTGACTTACAAGCTGGAAAGTGAAGCTTGCCGAGATCAATTCGGACTTCTCAACAAAGAAATTATTGACGAGGTACAGAGATGGAATGTAAAAGTAACTTACTACAAAGCAATGGAGGATAACTTCTGGATTGGAATTTATTATCCAGATGTGTACGGTGATCTGGGAACGATTGATTATGAGACATATGAGGGTAATTAATTGACATGATAAAATAAACAAATCCGTTTCAAAACCTCTCACCCGATAAAATATAGGCACAAGCCAAGAAAATTGAAATTTGAGCCAAGAAATTAATTAATTGTGGAGAAAGGTAACAATTAAAATGAACAGACCATTATTTGAACCAGGGGGTATTGTACAACACTTTAAGAGAGAAACCATCGAGAATCCGCATGATAATGAATACCTGTATGAGATTGTCGGTTTTGCTAGGCATACGGAAACAGGAGAAGACCTAGTGATATACAAAGCCCTGTATGGCAGTAAGCAATTATACGCCAGACCGAAAAATATGTTTTACAGTGAGGTAGATCGTGAAAAATATCCAAATGTGAAACAGAAATATAGGCTCGAGAAATATCATGGAGTGTTGTACGTGTAATGGACTTTAAACAGACTTATTTCTCCATCTGGCAAGAAATATGGAACCTCCACAAGAAGTACGCCTTTATCTCAAAGGATGATATTCCGCAGTGGGAAAATCTCACCATGGAAGCAAGCCGGATTCACGATAAATACGCTGATTCAGTCGGTGCGAAATTTGCCGAAGCTCTTTTGATTGCCGTAACTGCGGAAATTGATAGAAAAGCGAAATAGTGCTTCCAGAATACGTTCCAAGGTGGTACAATATGGGTATCATACTAAGGAGGGGGATATTTATGGCACTGATTAAATGTCCAGAATGCGGCAAGGAAATAAGTGATAAAGCGGCAAGTTGCCCGAACTGTGGATTCCCGATAACACAGGGAAATGTAACACAGGAACCGCCACAGAAGCAAAAGGAATACGACATTGAGATGTTAGATTCCATGAGAATCAAGGCTTCAAAAGCAAATATTGAGGTTTACTACAAAGGAAATTTGTTACTTGAAGCAAATCCTATGGATTTTGTATTGAATTATGATAAAGAAGAACCAGACGATTTAGGGAGAGTACAGTTGAAAGTTGCTTTTTCAATTCCGAAATACGCAAAGCCTTTCAAAATTTGCTTATCAACAGGCTCTTCCGCATATGAACAGGCAAAGGAATTTACAACAGAGATTGCGGAGCGGTACTTCAAGAAACAATATGTTGTTGAATGGTATATGCTAGATAAGAGTGTAATGGATAATTGCGACAGGTGCGAAGCAAACAAGACCAGAACAACTGTTGAGAATATCGAAAAACCTAAAACATATTCTGCGCCAGAACCACAGTACACACCACAGCCAACAGCTACCAAGAAAAAGAAAAAAGGGGGATGTGCAAACTATTTTGGTTTTATCTGCCTTGTATTTATTCTAATTGGCTGGTATTCATCTAAAACAGAGAAAAAAGAAGATACTACTAAAACGCAGACAGAAAAATCCAGTAGTTACGAAAGAAAAGCAACTCCTACAGTAGAAGAGAAAAAACAGAATGTGGCTCCAATTACTTTTGATGATGAATTGGAAACATTTAATTCCGGTGAATATGCTTATATCACTGACAGCGATTTATATAAATATGCAGTCAATATGAGCGGAGCTAAAATTTATACTGTAGCAACAATAAGTGAGATTAAAGACAATAAGGTACAAGTTACTATTGGTGATAAATACATGATGAGTAATTTTAATGTATCGGATAGTAAATTGTATACAAAATATGAAAGTGGTCTTCAAGATGATGATGTGGTTGCTATTCTCGGAACGGTATCAAGTGTAGATTCTTGGGGATTTATGGGAGATTCCATAAATTTAGAGAATTGTATGGTATTTGCCAAAGGGGATGAAGCTAAAAGCTATAAAAAGAATGCTTCAGATGATAGTTTATCACAGTATTTTGTAGTGACAGAAGAAGTTGCTAATTCAAAAGAAGTTTCAGAGGACGAATACAAGGAGCTTTGCCAGACGTTAGATTATAATGATATATTGAGAAATCCAGACAGTTACGACAAAAAACATTGTGTTGTCTCTGGAACAATAGATCAGTCATTAGAAGGAATGTTTGGTGGATATACGTTATATATCGTTGATGGAAACGGTAATAAATGGGATTGTTCATACAGATATGAGGATGGCGAAACACATTACCTGGAAGGAGATTGGATAACCGTATACGGAACTTGTAGCGGAACATCAAATTCTACAACACTTCTTGGGAAACAAGTAACATTGCCAAGTATAGATGTTGAATACATTAACTGATAAACTTAGGCTAGGGATTTCTCCCTAGCCTTTATTTTAGTTCATCCAATTATATGTGTAAGAATCATTAACATATACTTCAAATTTATCTGGCGTTATTGTATCGTAATTCCTATCGTGAGGGAATCTAAATTCAAGATAAGCAGTTGAACCAGGATTTTCAACGTGAGCAAATTGATAATCATATCCAACTATTCTTCCATCTTTGTAAAATACGACTGCAATAGTTGTGTAAGAGTTTCTTTTTCCATTATTAGTTACTTTTACCATAACATTTCCAGCTCCAAAATTAGCTGAATAGTGTATTCCGGAATTGTTCAAAATAAGGCTTGAAGAAGCCTTTTCAATTTTTAAATTAACTTTGAAAGAATCCCAGGTCTTGTCAGCGTTCCAACCTTGAAGCGCACATTTTGAATGTGGAGCAAAAGCGTATATACTATCAGAATCTGTTCCAATCATAGAACCATTCAAAAAATAAACAAACTCAACTCTAACACGTACTGCATAATCATAATGATTTTCAAGAATTGCCACAGCTCCATACGGTGTAGATTCTGCATGATATGTGACAATATTCTTCTTACCGCTACTGTTAGTGCTAGGATTTCCTCCAAAACCACCATTGCCGTTAGAAGCCTTTTTCACAGTAACTTTACAGGTATATTTCTTTTTGCCGATCTTTGCAGTAATCGTTGCGGATCCTTTTTTCTTAGCTTTTACTCGTCCTTTAGAAGATACCGTTGCAACAGACTTCTTGCTACTTGTCCATTTTACTTTTCTTTTTGTTCCAGTTACTTTTAATTGTAATGTCTGACCGACTTTCAAAGTGGCTTTTTTCTTGTTGATTTTGCCAGCCGCCGATACTGGAACTGCCATACAGACAATCAGTAACATTATGGTCAAAACTGCCAGTAACTTTTTGGATTTTTTCATATGCGTTTTCCTCCCTAAATCAGTATGATATACATATTTTACCACTCCAAAATGAATAGTGGAATAGGAAATTTGAAAAAAATAACGATTCATCAAAATGACGAATCGTCAGTAAAAAAAACTGTCGTGAATTTCAAGACGGTTAATAGCTGTTCCACAAATTTATGGAGCTGTTTTTTCACAAAAAAATGAAAAATACTCTTGACATTGTACGTACAAACTGATATATTAAAGATGTACAAAATGTACACACAATCTGAAAGGAGTGATAAAATGTCTCCCAAAATGGGGCAAAAGTTGAAGGACAATCCTAGAAACGTAAGATTGGAAGTCAGACTTACACAGGAAGAAAATGCACTATTGGAAGAATGTGCAAAAAGACTTCAAGTCACAAAGACAAAAGTTATCACAAAGGGAATCGAATTAGTAGATAAAGATTCTCGCAACTGAAAAACAGCCGTAGCACCGACCAAAGCACAAACGACTGTTTAAGCAACCAGAAGTCTCACATCTGGTAATCAATATCTTATCATTTGTGAGACTTCTTTTCAAGAGAAAAGGAGTATTTTTTTATATGAACGAAATCACAATTAACACAGCAAACCGGACACCTATCGAAATCGCACTTGGAATTGATGAAGAGGGCATGACTACTGCCAGAAAGTTATATGCCTTTTTAGAATTGGATTCTAGCAATTATTCAAGATGGTGCAAGAGCAACATTACAGGAAATGAATTTGCAGAGGAAAACGTTGATTATTGGGCATTCGTCATTAATGACGAGACGCCGACAGGTGGTGTTATTCAGAGAGAAGATTACAAGCTTTCTGCCAGCTTTGCAAAGAAACTTTCTATGCAGTCAAAGAGCGCCAAAGGTGAACAAGCCAGACAATATTTTCTCAAAGTAGAGGACAAATTAAAAGAAACGGTTCGCCACCCAGTACCAATGACTATTCCCGAACAGATTCAGCTTCTAGCACAGGGAAACGTAGAACTGAATAAGCGGATTGACGATATTCAGACAGAGTTTGAGACTTTGAAAATGGATTTACCGATTCTCCCGATTGAAGCGGAGAAAATCACGGAAGCCGTAAAGAGAAAAGGAACACTGGTACTTGGTGGCAAGGAATCCAATGCTTACAATAGCCGTTCCATTCGCCAGAAGGTTTACAGTAACATTCATTCCAACCTGCGCTACCAGTTCCAGGTCAAAAGCTACAAGGCAATTAAGAGAAGCCAGGTAGAACAGGCAGTCAAGATTATTGGAGAATACAAACCGCCAGTTTTCTTGAAGAATGAGATTGATACAGAAAATGCACAGCAGAGATTCTTTTAATTAGATTTTTACAGGGATACACAGGAGGAAAATAAAATGACAGAAAATATGGATAGAGAAAACACAATGTTCGAAGTAGAAGACACTATTGATAAAATCAAGTTTCTTGTGGATGATTTCATGGAACAGTATGGATTTAACAGCACAGAAGAGATGGACAAAGAGAAAAGACTTTCCTTTGCATATAACAAGCAATTTATGACAATGAAACTGTTGATTTTGAGCGATTATGCCTGGAAAGCAAAACAGGCTTTTAAGGCTCTTGAATCTATGGAGCAGAAAGCGTGATCGTATGGCAAACAGAATCCAGTTCAATGACTTTCAGAAAAAGAGTGTGTACGCCAAGTGCAACGGAAAATGTGCGATATGCGGTAAGCCAGTCAAATTTAAGAAAATGACAATCGACCACATTATGCCGTTGTCTCGTGGCGGCACCAATGATATTAAGAATCTGCAGCTGGCGTGTAAGCGTTGCAACAGCATGAAGAGCAACATGACAATGGATGATATGATGGGGCAGATTTCCGAGATTTTGAAGTATAACCGCAAACAGAAGTTGATTAGAGTGTTGGGAGGAATTGTGGAATGACACGTAAGGAAGAGATTTTAGAACTGATTGAAAAAATCACAAAAGAGAAAAATATCAATATGCTTTACGGCGTGGTTAAGACAATGGTTGAATATGAAAACCATGAATGATACCAAAATATACTGAATGATACCAACCACCTATGCTATAATACAAAATCATAATAAGCAAATTTTAAAGCGTTTACCTTTCGGGGTAGGCGCTTTTTTGTTGCAAAAAATGAGGACAAATTTTTGAATTTTCTCTTTATAGTACGAAGCTTTAAATAAATTAAGGGGGATATATCCCCCTTTCTGAGGGTTTGCATATGGCAGAAGTATTTTTAAAAGTGGATGGGGTAGCATTGCCTTGTCCTTCTTCTTTTACATGGGGATTACAGGATATATCGGCATCAGAATCCGGCAGAACAGACGATACGACCATGCATAAAAATAGAGTTGGACAGAAACGAAAGCTGTCTGTAGGTTGGAATGGCCCAGATTGGGACACTGCTTGCAAAATTATACAGGCAGTAAATCCAGAGTACATACAGGTCACATATCCAGACTTGCTATCTGCAAATAAGCACGAAACCAGAACATTTTATGTTGGTGACAGGGAATCACCTTTTAAGTGCTGGTGGGTTGGCAATGAGCGCATGGAAGGACTTAGTTTTGACTTTATCGAGAGGTAAGATATGCGAAATTTATCAACGGAATTTAAAGAACAACAGAATAGTGGGAACCGTAACTATCTGAAATATGCAGATTTTACCTTTACGGACGGAAGCACATTATCCATTACCGACAAAGATTTATGGTCTAATGGCTTTAAATTTGAGGATGCAGTATCGCAAAGCGGTTCTTTTGATATCGGCGCAGCTATCGTAAATAAGCTGACATTGCAGATCAACAACTTTTCTGGAAAGTACACAGATTACATCTGGGACGGAGCAAGGGTTGTTTGCTATATTGGACTTGAATTATCTACTGGTATTGAAAAAATCCGTATCTGTACTATGACGGTAACAGATGCTCCATACCAGAACACAGCTATTATTAGCCTAACTTGTGAAGATTCCATGCGATTATTTGATCGTGATTATTCAGAAAGTAAGCTGTCCTATCCGGCAACAAGATTACAAATTATCCAAGATGCTTGTAAAGTCTGCGGAGTAACACTGCAATCTACAAGATTTGATAACGATGATTTCATAATCCAGAATCGACCAGACGATAGCAGTATTACTTTCAGACAGGTAATTGCATGGGTAGCACAGATGGGCTGCCAGTGGGCGAAATGTGACGAATATGGTCGCTTATGCTTTGGATGGTATGAACGTGAAGTCCCGGATAATTTTTATGATTTGGTGGAAACTCCATGGAAAGATGTAGAAGGTAACGACATATTAGATACCACTGGTGAACAAATCATTACTATCATGCAGACTGGGATTACAGCAATTCAAACAAACGGATTTACTCCGTGGCTGTATGATCTTGAAATAACAGGTATAAAAGTTACAGAATACGTTGAAAATTCTTCTAAAAATGAAGCGAAAACATATCAGTCTGGGAAATCTGGATACGTTATCGAAATAAGTGATAATAAGCTAATTCAAGAGGGAACAGGAGAAGCAATCTGCAAGATTATTTCAGACAGATGTGTTGGAATGAAATTCAGACCGTTTTCTACCGGTGCTTTAACAAATATTGCATGGGAAGCTGGTGACACCATTGCGATTTCCGATAGAAACGGAAAACAGTACAAGAGCTTCCTAACTTCTGTTACTTTGAATCCAGGCGCATTTGAGCAACTTGAGTGCAGTGCTAAAAGCGTATCTAGGAATAAGCAAAAGCAGTATACACTAAGCCAACAGGTGCAAGCCGAAAGCAAAAAGAACTTAAAAGATGAACGCACCGCCAGGGAAAAAGCACTGGAAGAATTATCACAACTCCTTGCTGAATCTTCTGGAACATACACGACAGTAGAAACACAGCCGGACGGAAGCAACATCTATTATCTTCATAACAAGCCGCAGTTATCCGATTCTGACATTATATGGAAAATGACTGCGGAAGCGTGGGCTGTATCTACAGATGGTGGACAACATTGGAATGGCGGCATGACGGTTGATGGTGATGTAATTGCCAGAATCCTTACTGCCACAGGCGTTAATGCTGACTGGATTAATATAGGAACTATTAAAGCAATTGACAAAGATGGAAATACAACTTTCCTGGTTGATGTAACAACAGGAAGAGTTATTATCAACGCAGATTCTGTACAAATAAAGGGGAAATATGTCAATGCAATTGCAAAGGAAAAAGCAGAAACAGAAGTAAATAATTTTATAAGCAATACATACACAACTGATATCAATAATTTACAGTCTCAAATCGACGGACAGATTGAGACTTTTTTTTATGACTATGAACCGACCTTGCAGAATATCCCGGCTTCTGGATGGACTACAAACGAAGAGCGAAAGAAACATGAGGGTGACTTATTTTACTGGAAATCTAAGGGATATGCGTACCGTTTTATGCAAGATGGGGCAACTTGGAAATGGCAATTGGTACAAGATACCGATATCACGTTAGCACTTGCCGCCGCAGAAAAAGCGCAAGATACGGCAAATCATAAGCGGCGTGTATTAGTAGTTCAGCCAGAGCCGCCTTATGACATTGGAGACTTATGGACACAAGGCTCTAATGGTGACTTGATGAGATGTAAAGTTGCCAGAGCAAGCGGTTCTTATTCAGAGGATGATTGGGAAAAAGCTTCAAAGTATACAGACGATTCTACTTTCAATACTTTCTTGGATGGTGTTTTCAAAGACACGATTAGCAATATTAAAACACAGATTGATGGGAAAATTGAAACCTGGTATCAGCCAAACGACCCTTCTCTTAAATGGACAAAAACAGAGGAACAACCATGGTGCGATATTGACGGAAACAAGATTCTGGATGAATCTGGAAATGAAATTATCTTGATATGGGAATCAGAAAAAGCAGAGCATGAAGGTGACCTTTGGCACAATACTTCTGATAACACACAATGGATATACAAATCCGGGGAATGGCAACCACAATCCATACCAAATGAGCTGTTAGACAAGATAGATGGGAAGTCTTCTGTTTACATGGTTCAACCAACTCCACCATATTACAAAGGTGACATGTGGGTAACCACGAACAATGAAGGGAAGGCTTCTCTCAAAACATCAACAGTAAATCGGGTTAGTGGAGCATTTGATGCTTCTGATTGGATAGATTTCAAGTATGCAGACAAAGATGATATCAAAAATGCAATTGACAATTACGATACCAGTCTTGGACAGGATGAAGTGTTCAACAAGCTTACAAAAGGCGGAACGGAACAGGGAATCTACATTCAAGACGGAAAAGTATTTATCAATGCAAAATACATTCTAGCTGGATTACTTGCCGGTGAGAGAATTAACGGTAGAGGATTAAAAGTCATTGATGATAACAAGGACGTAACCTTAGAAATCGACAGCAAAGGAAATGTCATTCTAGCTCCAAAGACTTTTTCGTTACAAGGAAAAACAGTAAATGAGATTGCTAATAGCTCGGCAAAATCAGCCGTAGATGGACAGACACAAGCCGATATTTTCAACAAACTTACCAATGGCGGCAAGGCACAGGGGATTTACTTGGATGAAAATGGAAATGTCTATGTAAATGGTGAATACGTGCAAGCCAAAGGAATTAGGGTTGTTGATAGTAATGGAAAGACCACTTTTGCCATCGACAAAACTACCGGGGCAGTGACAATAGCAGCTTCTAGTTTCGCACTGGGAAATAAGAGCATTTCAGAAATTGCTAGTGAGGAAGCGCAAAAGAAGATTGATGCATTGCCAAAAGATACGGACAATCTTTTAAATGGGTATCTTCTTACAAAATCAGATGTAGAAACATATTGGGATTACAGTGGAAGTATTAATTATGATGTGATAAATCCTAATAAAAGTCGTGATGGTGCAGTTGCTATTACAGCGAATGGCTCTGATTGCTATTTGAGCGCAAAGAGAAGTAATAACCAGGTTGTACGATTGCCTGGAACATATCAAGTGTCAGTCTGGCTAAAAGCAACTCAAAACATGAAAATAAAAGTGTCGCTAAATAGAGTAGCACAAGATGTAAGCGTCACTACAGAGTGGAAAAAATATGAATTTTTGCAAACCGTAACAACAGTAAACTCAAATTATCAATTATTTACAATCGGCGGATTTGGAAGCTTTACAAGCGGAACTCTTGGAATCTACCGCCCAGAAGTTACAGTGGCGGTAAGTAGTGAACATGTATTGAACTTGCTCACAGATAATGGGGCAAAGCAAGGAATATACATGTATAATAACAACCTTTATGTAAATGGACAATTTATTAAAGCACTAAGTATAGCTGCTGACGCTTTGAAAGCTGGTGCTGTTACCACTGAAAAATTAGACGCAAAAGCTGTCACGGCAGAAAAAATGTCCGTGCAGGAACTTGCAGCAGTTGGAGCAACAATTGCAGGTTTTATCATCAGTAGCGACAGAATAAAAAGAACACTGTCTGGCAATACATTAGATATATTCGCAGGAAATGAATACAATCCTCCTAGTTTACTTTCACAAAATTCAACAGGCGATTTCGTGAAATACTCTGGAAATGGGGTACAATCGAGCACACCTGCGTCATTGACTTTAGTTCTGGGAGATACAACCTCTAAAAACGGATGGACATCTGGAGCAAAACATTATTTGGGAAGAACTCAATTTAATGAAGAGGTGAAAGTAGTTGGAAACTTCTCCGTCACAGGAACTAAATCCGTTATAGCCAAAACAGAAAACTACGGCAACCAACTATTCTATTGTTATGAAACCCCAACCCCAACTCTTGGAGATTTTGGCGGTGGAGTAATTGGGAAAGACGGAATGGCAATCATCTCAATTGATGATATATTCCAGGAATCAACAGAAACAGCAATTGAATACTATGTATTCCTTCAAAATGAGGGAGAAGGGCAGTCTTGGGTATCTGAAAAGTCAGATACCTATTTTGTTGTCAAGGGAACCCCAGGATTGCGGTTTGCATGGGAGCTGAAAGCTAAACAGAAGAACAAAGAGTATATCCGTTTCAATGCCGGAAAAGAAGACCGAGAAGTGAATTTTGAGACAGTCAACCTTGAAAATGTAATGTTCGAAGAACGTGAAAAAATTATACAAGAAATGGAAGGAGAATTATTATGAGCCAGATTAAAAAACTTACATCATTTATGAAACTGTCAACAGGTGAGGGCGATAGAATCGCCTTTACCTACTCAACAATTGATACCGAAAGCGGAAAGGTTTTGAGCCAGAACGAGAAAGGAAATTTTCTCATTTTTGACGATGGGCTTTCGGCAAATATTAAGGCGATTGAAGACTATATCAATAAAAATCAATTGAATTAAAGGAGGGCAACAACATGCCAAAATGGACAGAATACACATCAAAAGATACATTAGCGGATAATGACGAAGTAATGCTGTATGACGCAACTGCGAGAGCAAACAAGCGCGGACTGATGAGCAAATTTTGGGATTATGTCGTGGATAAAATGTCAACGGCTGTTATCAGTAAATTGGAAACCGAAAACAAGACAGTTATCGGGGCGCTTAACTATTTATATGGCAACTCATTATCACGAAAAACAGAAAACATTACGAAATTACCGGATGGGAATAAAGCAAAATTAATATCAATAGGTGGTACCGGAATTGATGTTGGTAGTACAGGTGAAAAAATTCCATCATGGTCTTTTGGAATATTTTTACCAAGCAGCGGAGGTTCTGACGCCTGTTTACTTTGTGCCAATTCTACACAGATTACCATAGCATATAAATCAAGTGGTACTTGGGTCTCTTGTAAAAGAATCGGATAAAATGATTATTTTTCTTTCCATTCATTCCAAATACCGTTGTGTTTATTCCTTACAAATAGTTTTGTGGTAAGAAGTGATAAAAATTCTTGTATAGCATACTCTGCTGAATCAATATACATGATTCGAACAATACCATACTCTTGAACAGGAGCATTTTTACAATCCGACTGACTTCTATGGAATATTTGCATATTAGCTTTTATAAAAGGAATTTCGTTTAAATCGCCAAAATAAATGCCGTAGTTGACTTGATTACCATTTAAATAGTTAGCGAAAAATAATTAAAATCGCAAAAACTCTATTTTATGTGTTAGAGAGCTGCGGAAATTATAGCCTCCTTATCACGGTACAGCTATATTTGTGGTAAGGAGGTGATGTCATTATGACAGAGAATTTAATTATGGTAGGTGTATTGTATAAAAAGTTTATGTTAAAGAGCATCCCATTTGGGGTGCTTTTTATTATGCACTTTTTTAACCTCAACAATGAAAGGAGAACATACATGAATATCAATACCTCATTAATCAGCAACAACAACAGCTACGCCGGACAGACACCTCTGTATATTGTCATCCACAATACGGATAATACCGCCAAGACAGCAGATGCCAAGGCACACGCCACCGCACAGCATAACGGCAATTTTCATGGCTATTCAGCCCACGTATTCGTTGATGATAAATCAGCATACCAAGCTTTGCCGTATAATCGTGGAGCATGGCACGTTGGCGTAAATTACGGCAGTAAGCTTTTTGGAACTATAAACAATCACAACTCTATCGGGATTGAAATGTGCATGAATGCCGGTTACAACTACGAAAAGGCATTCCAAAATACAGTTGATGTATGTAAGCAGCTTATGAAAAAATACGGCATTCCGGCAAGCCGAGTTGTTCAGCACTACGATGTGTGCGCTAAGAATTGCCCTTCCATTATCCGTGGAAAGGGAGACTGGAATAGATTTAAGAAGCTTATTTCCAGTGAAACCGTGACAGTTCCAACCACAAAGCCGACAGTAAAGGTTGACAAGTATTACCGTGTCCGCAAGACCTGGAAGGATTCTAAGAGCCAGATCGGGGCGTACAAGTCATTCAAAAATGCAAAGAAGGCTTGCAAAGCCGGTTATTCTGTTTTTGATTGGAATGGAAAATCTGTGTATTCCGTGACTGCAAAGAAAAGTGTAGCCCAGGTCGCAAAAGAGGTAATCAACGGCGAATGGGGAAATGGACAAGATAGACGAGACCGCCTGGAATCCGCTGGCTACAACTACGCAGAAGTGCAGAATGCAGTAAACAAACTTCTTAAATAACAAAAACACTCCCGGGGTTTTCCCGGGAGCTACTTAAAAATAGTATATTCTTCAAATTCGTTTCTTATTTTTGCAAAGTCTTTTCTTCTGATAGGCACTATATTCCCGGAGAACATGAGGAACGAATCGTTTATTTCTTTTACCTCGTCCATGTTTATTATGTAGCTCTGGTGGCACCTCAAGAATCTGGAATCCAGTAATTCTTCAATATCGGATAGTTTACACCGTTCCGTATAAACTATACCGCAAGTGCAATGAATAATGATGTATTTGTTTCGGCTCTCAATATATTCGATATTTTGAAATTCCACCCGATGAATAAAGTCTTTTCCTTTTATCATAAGAGTGCTTTTGCCGATATGTTCCAGAGCATGATTGAAAGCAGTATACATTCTGCCATTTTCAGATCCTTTTATAATATAGTGAATTGGGAGTAAATCAAGAGCTTCAAAAACATACTCTTTGTGGGCTGTCCAGAAAATAATATTTCCATCATAGCCATTTAATCTCAATTCCTTTGCAACTTCAATTCCATTTTCTTCTCTCAAAACGATATCCAAAACTACAATATCATACCATTCGCCATCTGCCACATCATCAATAAGTGGCTGTCCTTTATCATACGGAGTAATCAATGCTTTTATATCACCATTTCGTTTGAGAAAATTATTAATCCGATGCATAAATATACCAATCTGGATTTCGTTATCATCACATATTGCAATTCGCATTCAAATCATCCCTTTTCATGTAAAATTCGTCACCAGAGGTGCTGATTTCGCCATTTTCTGTATGATTGTATATTTTTTGATACAATATTATCGTACCACATAAGAAAGATAGTGTAAAGAGGCTGTATGATGGAAAGATGTAAGAAGATAACGATTATCTTAATATTGATGTTTGTGCATGTGTTTATTGGGATTCATATGTATTTCAGCCCAGAGCGTAGTATTATCTTTGGGAGGGTTAAAACTATCGCAAACATGGTGACGGAAATCAAAAGCAATCCAAATGAGCACAAAAAATCCCTCGATTCCAGAAGCCTAGCCTCTTTATTTCTATCTACATATATAACGAATGAAAAGTACCAAAATCACAATATCTATACTGAAAAAATCATAATTTGCAATAATATCGAGGAAAAGCAACTTGCCAGAAAGGACTTGAGTGGAGATGATTCCGTCCCATTATATGGTTATGAAAACATGATATAATTTAATAAATAAGAACAAATGTTTGGAATATTGGGAGGGATTTACGTGGATTACAAGAAAAATGATGATATTAATTACAAAGAGGAAATTAAAAAACTTTTAGAAGAGGTGAAAGACCCTTACACGCTTAAACGTGTTTATAAGCTTCTTGAATATCTTTATATAAAAGAAATGACCGGGGATTAACCCCGGCCTTTCTTTAATTCTTTTCCAATTCATTTAGAATGTTTTCAATTTGTTTCCAGTGATCTTCACTGAGCTTCGCAAATTTTACCAAAACACTTTTAGCAAATTCGTTATCGCCCTTCATTACTGAATCTACAATAGCCTGCGCATCACTATTGTCAGATTCCTGTTCACCTTTTTCTTCTGTTAGCCACAGATAGTTTGTGTGATACTCCTTACAGATTAAAGTAATAGTCTGATTGGAAGGAGTATTTTCACCACTTTCAATCTTGCTTACAGCAGATCTGGAAATCTTAATTTTTTCGGCAAATTTAGTTTGGCTATCACCGTATTTTTCACGAACAAACCGAATTCTTTCCGCTAATGTCATTTTCTCACCTCCTAAAAATAATATATCATATTTTGTACATTTAGTCAACAAAAAGTTATTGACAATGTGCATTAAGTGTGGTATATTGTGTACATCAGATGAACAAATAGGAGGTGATTGAATGTCAGAGGAAAAGAAAGAACTTATCAGAAACGTAACTGAACGAATTGATAAGTTACCAGATGATAAGAAAAACTATCTTCTTGGATATATGAATGGTGTCATTGACACTACAGAAAACAGCATTGACAAGAAGGAAAGCTCATAAGGAGGTTGGAAAATGACGATTATTAAATTTAAAAATGGGGAAACAATCGAAGTCCCGTGCGTGTTCCCGGATGATATTGTGAAACCAGATATTAGAGATCAACTGATACGCTTAGAATGGGATGATGAGGGAAAACAATATTGCTTGAAGTTTAACCCAGTAGATGTGCTCTATGTAAAAGAGATTACATAAAGCACACCAGATAATTATTTAGCTGATGGGTATTCTGTTGCAGTTGCTTTTCCAACTTTTACAGGTTCTTTGCTTAACAAGATAAGAAATTCATCATTGTATGTGTGGTATAAATCAAGAATTTCTTTTGAACCAGAACCTTCCTTAACTGCTTTGGCAATAGCTAAGTCGTGAGCAATTTGAAAGTTATCCATTGTTAACACCTCCTTCCTAAAGGAGATTATATCACAGAAAGGAGAAGAATGAACGAATTGCAAATTTTTAATTCGCCAGAGTTCGGAGATATTCGGACGGTAACTATTGATAACGAAACATACTTTGTAGGAAAAGACGTAGCAACGGCACTTGGTTATGCAAATCCTAAAAATGCAGTTCCGACTCATGTAAGCGAAGAAGATAAGCTGAGTACCCAAATTGAGTACGCAGGTCAGAGAAGAGAAGTAACAGTAATCAATGAATCCGGTTTATACGCATTGATCTTCGGAAGCAAACTTGAATCAGCTAAAAGATTTAAGCATTGGGTGACAAGCGAAGTTCTTCCGGCAATCCACCATAACGGCGGTTATATCATGGGACAGGAAAATTTGTCTGATTCAGAATTGATGGCTAAAGCTATTCTGGTAGCACAAAAAACTATTGAACATAAAAACCAGATCATTGAACAGCAGAAAGCAAAAATCGAAGCCGACAGACCAAAGACAATTTTTGCCGATGCAGTGTCAACCAGTCATACATCAATCCTTATTGGGGATTTGGCAAAACTTATCTGCCAGAACGGTGTCCAGACAGGACAGAAGAGATTATTCCAGTGGATGCGAGAAAACGGATATCTGATGAAAACTGGTGCAAGCTACAATATGCCAATGCAGAGATATATTGAACAGGGATTGTTTGAAGTTAAGGAATCCAGTGTTCAGAATCCAGACGGAAGCGTCCGAGTAACGAGAACCACAAAAGTTACCGGAAAAGGACAACTGTATTTTATTAACAAGTTTTTGGGAAATGAAATGGCAAGTTAGGAGAGGAAGAACATAATGAATGTTGAAAAATATTTATCTGAAAATCTGTCAAGCCATGAGGGACAGAAATATTTAGAATTTAGAAGAAGAAACGGACAGAAAGCAGACGAACTCTACAAAAAAGTAAAAGCTGAAATTGCCGAATGCCATCTGTCCGTTACGGAAGCAAAAGGGTTCTTAGAATTTATGAAGTTGGTTATTGAAGAGCTTTCATATATTCCGGTCAAAGAATGACTTCTGTGGTAATGCTTTTAATATCAAAACCGTCAGAATCAAATACATCTTGAATTTCATTTGCGGTATGAAGCATTGAAAGAATTTCTTTTGAATACGGATGTTCTTTGCCACAGTTTGGACACGAAATTTTATCCGCACTTATTGCTTCATTCAAGTAGTAGATACAACGACAGTTACAGGAAATTTTTAATTTGAGAAACATTTTAACACACCTCCTTTCTGAACACATTATACCATTCAGATGGAGAGAATAAAAGAAAACAGGGAGGAAAAACAATGATTAAATTTGAAAACGGTTTAGTTAACATTTCCGGCAAAGAGGTTGATATTCTTTCAGAGTATGCAGTTATCACCCATGAAATTAAAGAGATGTTCGTAAAAAATGGTGGAGAAGAGGAAGAAGTAAAAGAGCAGCTTAGACATTTGTTCGAGCATGGCCTTATGAACGAGGAAGAACTTGATAAAGAAATCAAGGAAAAGTTCAAACAGGTAGATGCAATTATTCCGATTTTTTCGCTTATGGAAGAAATGATTAAAACATTTGGAGCAAAAGATAGGGAGGACTAAGCATGGGAGAAACTAAAAGTACAGATTTTGTACCAGAGAACGCAAATGAAGAATACGCACTTCTGGTTGGAAGATTAAAGGCGTTTGAAGCTTGGGCGAATAGCGTGAACAATTATGATTTCACAAAGGACATGGCATTCAGAATGCTTGGGCTTGATTTAGTCGAATCAAAGGAGGAAAAGAAAAAATGAAATGCTTTAAAGGATTTGACAAGGACTTAAAGTGTAGAGATTTCCAGTATGAAATTGGAAAAGAATACACAGAAGAAAAAGCAGACATTTGTAATTGTGAATTCCATGCTTGCGAATTTCCGATGGATGTATTCGTTTATTATCCTCCTTCAGATTCCAGATATTGTGAAGTTGATCTTGAAGAGAATGGCCAGAAATCATCTGATGATAGTAAGAGAGTTGGGAAGAAAATTTCCGTGAAAGCAGAAATTGGAATTGCCGGAATTATCAAAGCTGGCGTTGAATACATCAAAGAGCAAGTTAATTGGGAAGATGATAAGGCAACCAATACCGGAAATCGGTCAGCGGCAACCAATACCGGAGATTGTTCAGCGGCAACCAATACCGGAAATCGGTCAGCGGCAACCAATACCGGATATCGGTCAGCGGCAACCAATACCGGATA